CTCGCCCGCGCACCGCTGCCCGCTCAAGGTGGGGATGAGAAAGGCGGTGCAGCATGAGCAAGCGCACCTACCCGCTGGAAATCGAGAATATCGGCGTAGACATCTACACGCTGATGTCGCGCGGCCACCACGATCCTGAAGCCTTCATGCGCCAGGTGCGCGCCGATGGATACGAATGGCCGCTGGGCATGCCGAAGCATATCTGGCTGCGTTGCATCCCGCCGCCTGACGGCTACGTGACCTGGTACGTCGAGGCGATGGAGGGCGCACGCGGCGCGTTCCCGGCTACCCAGTGCTGGGAGTCGCAAGGCAGCGACACCTACGAAGCCATCATGGCCGCAAGAGCAGCCGCCCAAGGGTCGGCAACTCAACCCGCCACCAAGGAGACACCATGACCGCACTGTCACGCCAAGACCGCACGCAAGTGCTCGTTGATGCGTTCTACGCGGCTCACGGCCCATGCTGCGCCGGGTGCGACTGGTGGCGTTGGTACAACTCACTGGTTGGCGAGTGCATACGTACCGAGCCAACAGCAGGAGCGCAACGCTTCGCAATGCTCGGCGCCACCAGCTACAGCATCGCGCCAGGCGCCGGCCACATCATGACGCCGCGCGAGCATGTTTGCGGCGAGTTTCAAGATCAACCTAGGGAGACACCATGAGAATCTTAACCCTCATCCCTCTGACGAAACGCGCCAAGCAAATCGTCAAGCAGCATGGGGAACGCTGGGAGGTGGTGCGCAGGGAGCAGCGCGTTCTACTTAGTGTTGCACCTGGTCCGTGGCTGTACGTCCAGCCATTGACCGAAGAGCGCGCCCCAGCAAATGACGTGCGATCCGCCGGGGTTGATTCAGGCGCGCGCTGGGTGCATGAATTTAACGACGAAAATTTCAAGGTGGCACCATGACCGTAGACATCGAAAAGCTGAAGGCGCTGGCACTGGCAGCAACGCCGGGACCGTGGGAGTGGTGGACTAGCAATAGCGTACTGCGCTTGACTGGCGCAGACGGCAAGGATGGCGGCGTGCTGTGTGGCTACGTGCACTCGGGCGACGGTGATGTGTACTGCTCCGATGCGAACCGCGCCTTCATCGCCACCGCCAACCCCGCCGCCGTGGCGGAACTGATAGCCGAAGTCGAGCGCCTTCGCTCTGCTCCCGCAGCGCAAGCACGGCAGCCAGCTGCGCCGGCCGATGATGCGCAGGATGCTAGCCGGCTGGCAGACGGTTACGAAAGCGGATTTTTTGCGAGTTCACCGCAGGACGGCGACGGCCAATTCACGCTGCATTACAAGACGGCGGCGCAGGCCGAGGCCGCCTATATGCTTGTGACGGGCATTATCGACGCCGCTATGTCTACCAGCAAACGGGAGGGCGACAAGTGAGCATCATCATCGACAAATACGACGAGCATAACCCGCAGCTTCGCATCCGCTTCGGTGAGCGTGAGATGAGCTTCACCGTCAAAGATGTGGCTCCGGAGGCACGTGAATGGCTGGGTGAAGTGATTGAGAGTCAAGTCACGAAACTGATTGACCTGCGTGTATCGCAGGCTCTGGAGCAGCATAAAGCCGCGCTGCGCAGTCTCTTAGGAGTTTCAAATGTCCGCTGAACTGAACATCGATGCTGAGCGCGCCGACCTCATCAACGACATCGAGGCGATCATTGATAGCACGATGATCTTCAGGCATAGCGCGGAAGGTAAAGCTGTTCTGTTGTTACTCGCCAAGTTGCGCGCCGCCCGCCGCACCCAGCCTGCCGTAGAAGGTGCGGAAGGACTGCCGCCGCTGCCGAAGCCTGAGTGCTTGCACGGCGATGGCGTGTATGGCTACACCGCCGCCCAGGTCGAGCAGATCAGGCGCGTCGCCATCGCAGCAGATCGCCAAGCGCGTGCTCAAGCGGGAACGGTGGAGAAGGATGCGTGGAGCCTGCTGCGTGAAGCTCTTGCGGCACTTGACACATGGAAGGATGTTGCCCCAGCGGTGAGTCTGCGAGCTGATATTCGGGCCGCTATCGAAGCGCACACCAAAGCCGGTAAGGTGCAGGAGGAGCAGTCAGCAGGGGCGCAGGGCGAATGCACACAGTCGATGCTGGAAGCTGCGATGAGGGCGGCAGTGACCAGTGGGGTGCTTCCGAAACAGGCCGACGAGGAGCGCTACCTCCGCAACTGGAACGGTATGCGGGCATCGATCAATGCCGCGCTCGCCGCCGCCCCAGCTCCGGATAATGCCGCGCAGAAGGGCGAGGACACCAAGCACATCGAGAGTGAAGCCGTCAGCGCCATGCTGTGGCTGTATCGCCGCCTGCACCGCTGCTATGGCCGACCACCGAATGTCGAGAGGCCGATTGTCGCACTGGCCAAGCTCGCTGGATACGAGATGAAATTCATTTCGGAATCATTCGCTGAGCGCGGCGACAAGGAGGGTATATGACTCACCCGTACCTGAACCCCTACTTCGCCTGGCTGTTGATGGTCAGCTTCTGGATCGGCGCGCCGCAACCCGCCACACCGGCGCCATCGAAAGAAAAAGGCAACTCATGAGATTCCATCGCGCAGCGAAGTTTTCCGGCGCCCGGGGCGGTAAAGGCTGGTACGTGTCCTTCATCACGAGCAGCGGTTTTTTGCTGATCGCTTTCCGCCCGGGGTGCTGGCGTTTCGCCACCCTCAAGCTTCAGGCGCGACCCGGCGTCACCCGCCGCTACCTTGGGCCGTTGGAAATCGAAACGCACAAGATTTTTATCCAGCAGGAGAGCGAATGATCGAGCGAAAACAAGACCGCCGCCAGGCGCCCGCCCTGCCGATGGCCGTCGAGCAGCGCCGCCCCTTTGACCGCCGCGGCCGGCACGAGCGCGCAGATGTCGTGCCCGCTTTACCGGGGACGGTCCGGCCAGGGTATGGAGAGGTCCCGCCGCCGCGCGAGCGCCGGCAGCGGCCGGAATCAGGAATGGAATAGGAGAGTTTGATGACGAGCACGTTTCTCGACCACAACGAAATCAAGGACCTGACCGGACGGCCGCAAAAATCGAGGCAGATCGCCGCGCTGCGTAAAATGTGCATACCCTTCTTCGTGAACGATGTCGGCAAGCCAGTTGTTGCCAGATCGGCCGTCGAGGGGAAGAAGGGGGCCGCGCCGCCGCGCGTGAAGAAGTGGGAGCCGAAGGATTGATCGATGGGCCGGAAGCCAACGAAGCACGAAAATCTGCCGCCGCACATGCGCAAGCGCACGCGGAAATACGGGACGTATTACTATCTGGACACTGGCAAGACGCCCCGAAAGGAGATCCCGCTCGGGAGCGATTACATCCTGGCCTTGAAAAAGTATGCCGAGCTCCACGAGATCGGACCAACCGCCGGCGCCACTTTCGGTGACCTCATCACCAAGTATGAGGCTGAGGCACTACCGAACCTGAAGCCGAACACGATCCGCGTCCAGAAGTCGGACATCAAGCACCTCCGCGAATATTTTAACGACGCGCCGCTGGATCAGATCGAGCCCGCATACCTGGAGCGGTTCAAGCGCAAGCACAAGGACAAGCCCACCACGGCAAACCGGTGCCTGCGCTTGATCTCGACCATGTGGAACCTGGCGCGCAGCTGGGGCTATACCAGCCTGCCAAATCCGCGCGCCGGCGTGAAGGGGCACAAGCTGCAGAGGCGCACCGTCTACATCACTGACGAGGTGTTCAATGCGGTCCATGGCCAGGGAAGCGCCCTACTGAAGGACGCTCTCGACCTGGCATACCTGACGGGTCAGCGGCCCGGGGACGCCTTGAGCATGAGCGAGCACGACATCATCGACGGGCATCTCGTCATCAAGGCCCAGGACAAGACTGGCAAGCCGCTCAGGATCCAGATCGTCGGTAAGCTCGCGGAAGTCATCGAGCGCATTCGCGCCCGGAAGAAGGGACTGAAGGTGGTGTCGACGGCACTGCTTGTGAATCTTCACGGCAAGAAACTGACGCCGGCCGTGCTGCGCAACCATTTCGAGGATGCGCGCGCCGCGGCTGCCAAGGCCAACCCGGAGCTTGCCGACCAGATCAAGGCAATGTGGTTCTACGACCTGCGCGCGAAGGCTGCCGACGACACCTCGGACGAGCGCGGCGACCAAGCGGCGAGCGACCTGCTGGGACACGAAACCGTTACTACGACGAAACGCCACTACCTGCGCCGTGGCAAAGTTGTCGCGCCGGTAAAGTGAATTTTGCGGAACTACGCCCGAATTTGCGGAACTACGGCAGCTGTTGAGAACTACGCCAAGCGCTTGATTTTATTGGCCTGCCCAGCTGGGTTCGAACCAGCGACCCTCAGCTTAGAAGGCTGATTAAAGAATGGCTTAACCATGCGGGTTTCAAGCCGTTTTTAGTTCCGCAAAAGTGACTTTATCCACAGTCCTTTTGCCCCGGAATGCAGGATTCTTAAAGCGTTTTGCGGAACTAAAAATGCCCGTCCGGCGGCCCGTATCCGATGATCTTTACCGACCACTCCTGCTCATACCCTACCCCGGCCTTGTCGCGCTCGATGCCCCGAAAGCGCATCATGTCGACGTGCATGGCGACGAGCTGGGCATACTCCAGCGCTGGGATGACCGGCCTCATGTGCTCGTCGTCCGGCTCGATCAGGATTGCGGTCGCGACGGTGCCGGCCATGGAAAAGCGCAGCTCACCCTCGAAGCCATCATCAGCGGCGATCTCTTGGGCCGTCCGCGGCGCGCCATTCTCGCGTAGGCATTTAACTATGCTGTACATTTATACAGTATAGCATTTGCCCTTGCGCCTGCCCTTCGGCACCGTTGACGCCTGCCAAGTTTCAGTAAACACAACTCTGCGACGATCTTCCTATTGAACGATAGGAGAATCCATGCAGCGACTTCTAGCCCTGCTCCTTGCCCTGCCGCTGGCGGCGACCGCGGCGCCATACCCCTACACCATGAGCGGCGATCGGTTCGTCAAGATGATGAGCCCGCCTGACCCGACAGGCCAGGAATACCTCGACCGGGAAAAGGCCTACAGCTACCTCGACGGCGTGCGCGACAGCGCTGAGGGGCGCGTGTGGTGTGACGTCGACCAACTCAAGACGCCTGACCTGGCGTACGAGCTGGCGGACGACATTGCCAAGCTGCCGGCGGTCGAGCGAAAGAAAAACGCATCCCTACTGCTGCTTGAGCAATTGAAGCGCCACTATCCGTGCCGGAATGGGAGCAAGAGATGAAGCCCTTCTTCGATATGGTCTGGCGAAATTATCCGCGCTCGGAGAAGCGTGAGCCGTTATTTGATGAGATCGGCTGGTCGGACATCAAGAACAACGAGTCCTACAAAGACACCTGCGCAATCCGCATGAGCATAGCGTTGACGCGCGCCGGCGTGCCGCTGCCAGGCGCGAGCATGCGTGCGAAGGCTGGAACAATCAGGGACGGTCGGATCGAGCCGCGCCAGCGTAAGCTATCGGACATCCTGAAGCAGATGTGGGGCAAGCCGGAGGTCTACGGCAGCGAGCGCGAAGCGCGCGACGGAATTGGCCACCGCAAGGGCGTGGTGTCGTTCTTCAGGATCGACGGCGGGCCTGGCGGGCACATCGATCTGGTGCACCCAGGCCCCAACGGATTTGTCGAGTGCGCGCGCAGTTGCTTCTTCTCGTCCGTGACGATCTGGTTCTGGCCGCTGGAATAACGCCATGAAGCCGCGCACAGACCTCATCACAGCCAGCCGGGTCGACCTGACGCTGGCGCTACTCCCGCTGATCGGGTGGTGGGAGGCGTCATGGACGCTGGCGGCGAACGGCGTGCCGCTCGACGTCGCGGTGCGGGTGATGGTCGTGCCGGGCGCGCGGCGCACTATGTCGCTACCAGCATCTCCGGGGTGACGGTATTGCGGCAAGCTCGCTCGAAGCCGGCGTGACGGTGTTACCCAGGCCTGCGTTCGCTCTCTGCGCGCTCATAGAACCGGCCGCCGACGATTGCATGCCCAAATGTCGTGTCGATATACTCAAACTGCGTATGCTTCTTGTGGGTGTCGACGTGGCACAGCAGGAAGCCCTGCGACCACTTCTCACCGGCGCAGTAGGATGCGCGCGGCATGTGGCCGCAGCCAAGCTGGTGCCATTCGAACGAGCCAAAAACCGGGCTGTAGTCATTCCAGACGATGTGCTTGTGGTGATGCCCGTTCGCGCCAGGGTACCCAAAATTCCTGCCCTCGGGGAAGTGGTTGAACAGTATTGCATCCCACAGGATCACGTAGTTCTTGCTCAACTCCTTCTTGACGTCGGCTTCGTTGAACGCGGCGAGATCCATCCGGGCGACGTAGTTCAGTTCAAACTCATCCAGCCCGAGCAGGCTGGGGACCGTCATCCCATGCAAGTCAGCCAAGACCGTCATCAGCGCAGGTGTTGCCTCGGTCAGGTGGCGAAGCAGCCGGAATTCGTGATTCCCCTCTACGAAGATGATTTCCGCCTCGGGGCAGGCTTGGCGCAAATCGCGCAGTAGCGCATGCACCCACTTGATGCGCGCCACCGGGTTGAAGGTGCGCGGGTCGGTTGCGTACTTCCCGAACTCAGCCAGATCGAAAATATCACCGTTCAGCACGATCTTCTCGGGCTGCACGCGGTGCGCGGTGTCGATCAGTAGGCGTCGATAGAACGGATCGCAGGCCATGTCATGAATATCCGAGCACACGAGGGCGGACTGGAAGCGCTTGCTGGATGGGCGAAGGTAGGCGCCCTCCCATCCGCGCTTGGCTTCGTTCATGCTGCGCTGGCGATCCTTGCTGGCGTGGAGCGCGATGTTTTTCTCGAGTCGATGCGCGTGGCGCGACAGGATGATGCCGGCCTGCCGCTTGAACTCTTCGAATGTACCGAAATGCCGGTTCCAGGTCGATTCGCTGATGCGCGACTCGTTGCGGAAGTAGTTGCGGCTGATGACCTTGGTGGTGTCGATCTCTGCAATCCGCCGCAGCTCCGCAATGCACATCTCGGGCGTCCAGTCGGCGTGGAACTTTTCCGTGGACTCCGACAGAGGAACGACTGCTGATTGTCTTGCGGCGGCCTGGCGCACGCGCTCCACGGTGCCCTGAACCGCATTCTTGCTCTTCAGTCCGAGCGCATCAGCTGCCTTGCGGTAGCTGCCGTGTTCGATGTAGGCGTTGACGTGCTGTCTTTGAACGTCCGTGGTCGCGAACTCGATCAGCTTCGGGTCGATGGTTGTTTTGCTCATTTACTCTCCGGCGGATTGCTCGGCCAGGCCTCGATCAGGGTTCGTTTTTCGCTGTTGAGGCGCTCAGCTTCTGCTGCCACTTCGTTGCGTCTTCCTGCGCACTCTGCAAGAAGCTGCCCGTAGGTACCGGTGAGCGCACGTAGGGCATCGGCGGAATAGTCGGGCACTGCGCGGTCAATCTTGGCGACGGCGTCGCGCAGGCCGCCAGCAGCAGCGGCAGAAGTAGTGGCAAGGCTGCGGATGGTCTCTTCACGTTTTGCTCCCTCGGTTACTGCGGTGTCGCGCGCACTTCGCCAGGCGTCGGTGATAGCTACAGCCGCTTCCTTGTCCTTTGCGATCTGGCGATCCCATTCGGCACGGACCTCAGCCCGGCCGGCCTCGCGCGCATGCTCGAGCACCAGGTGCACGCCGTACGCGCCGGCACCCGCCAGCGCGCCGAATATTAGGATTTCGGCGACCAGCTTGTACCGCGCCAGCTTGGCGAGAATGGCGGCGATCATGCCCCACCCCAATCTGGCAGGTCCACCGTCTGGCCTGCGAGCGCGTGCGAGCAATCGCCCAGGAACTGAATCCGGCCATCGGTCACAAACGAGTGGCAAGTGTGGTCGACCTGCTTTTGCTCCCAAGGCGCGCGACGCCACTCCGTCCAGTTGTCTGCGGTGACTGGCGGTACCCATTGCGGGGCTATTACCAAGATCGACGGCGAGAAGGTCGGACGCGCAGCATCGCCGTTGAATGACCACACAGGGCCCGGAATGTCGCTCGCGCGTACCGTGATAGCATGGTCCTCCCCGCACCCGGGGCAATGAAACATCACCATTTCGTCCAGGAGTCGGAGTTTCATCGCAGTCCTTTCATGCACAGCTCGCGCTCGCGCTGCCGGCGCTTCGTCAAGCCGGCCACCTCGCGACCGCCGGCCCGGTTCCACAGCAGCAGCGCATCGCACGCGCCGACCATGTCGCCGGCGTTGGCCCGGCGCGCCATGCTCGAGCTGCAGAACGCCGACACGCCGATGTTGAAGGCTGCGTCGACGAACGCCGCGCGCTGGCCGTCCGTCAGCCGATCCATCGGCACACACTGGGCGATGCCGGCGGCGTGCCGCTCCAGGTCGCGGTCCAGCTGCGCGTCGCACTCAGCCGGCGTGTAGACCTTGCCGGACCGGGCGTTTTCGGTGGCGCCGTCGCAGTAGGTCAGGACACCGCCGATGTCGCGGTAGGTCTTGAGGACTCGCCCCTCCTGCACCGGTGTGAACGCCAGCAGCGCGGCGGCCGCGGCGGCGCCAACGACGGCCAGCAAGCCGAGGCGCGATGGCTTCTTGCTTTGCTCAGCCATTCGCGGCCTCCTTCGCTTTCGTCGTCGCGCGGCGCGATGCGTGCACGACGTTGTAGATCACGACGGCCAGACCCACCCACTTGTAGACGTTAGCCGGCAGGTACGGCGCCAGGGCCGGCAGGTTGTCGATGATCGCCTGGATGATCTGGTCGGTGAACGGGAATGCAGCCAACAACATGGCGTTGAACCAGACGCCGGCCGATGCCAGCCAGGCCTTGAGCCGGGCCATCACGATTTCACCTCGAGCTTGGCCAGGGTGACCTCAAACGCGCGCTGCTCGCGCATGTCGCGGCGGCGCATATAGAATGCGTTGAGGAAGAAGGTGGCCAGGGCGGTGAAGATGCCGACGAAGATGCCCCATTGCGTCAGGGTCATAGACGCGACGATCGCCACGACGGCCCCGGCGTAGCTTCCCGCTTCAGGTGCGCTTACTTGATTCATTTTTGCCTTTCGGTGGGCGTAAAAAAGCCCGCGTCTTGCGGGCTGGGTGGCTTGGAGGGTATGGCGCATCAGCGGTATTCCGCCGGCAGTTGAGCGCGCAAGCGCTCGGAGTCGTACGCAGCCTTGCAGTGGCCCGGCTGCCAGAAAAAAAGCCCATCAATGATGGACCTCATAACGCCGTACGGGCGGGCCGCTCGCAGCCGCCAGCAGCGCGCGCTGATCGTCTCGTCGCTGTAGCCACCCAGGATCGCGTTCGCCAACTGATCGGCGGCGATCGCCACCTCACGCAGGCGGGATCTCATCACAGCCCCGCTGCGGTGGTGAACAGCGCGTCAAGCGCCCCGTCATCGAGGTCGAGCGCGGTGCCGAGCATCGTCACCGTGGGCGAGTTGCGCTCCACGTCGCTCGCGTAGTCCCACTCGATGCGCGCCGCCTCCTTCTGGGGGCTGGGGAGCGAGTCGATTGCCGCGTCGACGCCGGCATACTTTCCGCTGGCGAGCAGGGCCAGCCGGGCCTGGCGCATCGTCACGGACTGCGGGACGGCTGGTGGTGCGGGCGCTGCCAGCGGCGCGAGCTCCAGGCCATCGCGCGCGCCATTGGTGCGGTAGTTGACCCAAGCCGCCCGGGTCTCCTCGTCGACCTCGATCATGCGGCCGGCGTGCTCCTCGGCGGGCACTTGAAAGTAGCTGCCATCGAGGGTTCCGTCGGCGGCGAAGGTGACGTAGCCGATTGGTTGAGGCACTGCCGGCTCGGCCGGCTCAATGATCGTATCGATAGTTTCCATTAGCTCAGCTTGGTGATTTTCATTTCGGAATAGACCTCGATGACGCCGGCGCCGGAGCTAGGCACCGCGATACCATTTTGGCCGTAGTGGTCAAGGCGGATGTTCTTCGCCGAGGTAACGGTGACTCGCGCAAGCACGATGGACTGAGTAATCGAGCCGTAACTGGCGTCGGACTTCCCGTTGGTACCAACTTCGATCGTCACGTTACCAGTTGCGTCGTACAGCCTGGCCTTGTGCCCATCGCAGCCACAGGCCGGCGCCACCGCCTCAATTTCGTAGGCGCCTGCCACAGTCAAGGTCACCATGTTCGAGGCAAGGCTCGCGCCTGGGATTGTGTTGAACTTGACGGTGTTGAGTGCTCGTGTTGTCCACCCAGAACCCGGCCCGTCACCAACCGTGCCAGATGGCCTCTCGTAACGAACGTACATGGACGGGAGGACGTTCACTGGACCGGCATCTCCTTTATCGCCGGTGCGCTGGAAGAACATTAGGATATCGTCACCGTTCGTCAGGCCGCCAGAGCTTCCGGCGACCGCAATTCCCGCAATTCCGCCCACGACCCCGCCGCCATTTTGAGAATACGACGAGACTGTGTACACAGCCCATTTGCTGGGGTCCCCAACTTTACAGATGCGAATTTGTCCCTTTTGCGCGCTCGTCGCCCCAGAAAACATGCTCGCCAATAAATTACTGACATCGGCGCCCCTCGCATCCGTCGCATCGATATATGCCGATCCATTACTCGGAAGTGTGAAATACCCACCCTTATCGATAGTCGCTGCACTGCCGCTCAATTTGTATGGAATCGCATACACTCCGCCGGCCGTAGCGGAATTGAAGTTGCCTACATCACGATTGAATTCGCTGACCAAAAGTGGAATGCGCGTGCCGAAAAATTCATCGACGTCGCTGCGGAATGTCGGGCTCGTCCGGTCCAGTGGAGGAATTGTTGAAAGTGTCATTTAAAGCCCTTCGATTTCAATGTTGAGCAGGTGGTAATCGTCGTAGGAGACGGTGATCCCGAAGTCTTTGTAAAAGCCGTAGCTGATCATCGGCTCATAGCCGACCTGGTCGGCGCCGATGTAGATGCAGGGCGTGGCGCGCAGCGAAGCCAGGCGGCGGTAGAGCTTGTTGAAGTCTGCTTTTGCAGTCAGGACTTGCAGCGTGCAGTGCTTGCTATAGTCGCGCTCCAGCACGTCCGAATTACCGAACTCGTCTCTACCCTTTTTGCTGAAATCGATGATTCCGACCGAGGCGCCGCGCAACGTGCTCCCGACATCGATCACTTGGCCGACCTGCACCACGCCAACCGACACACCGGCGGTGCCGGTCAACCGCACCGTGAGCTCGCAGCTTGGGTATTGCTGCGGCAGGTCGGTCAGGACGAAGTCGGTGAGCTGCTCGTAGTCGGCGAAGAACCAGTCGTAGACGCTGGTGATGAGTGTGCCGTCAAGCTCGATCGTCCTGTCGTAGACCAGCGGCCCGCCGGGCGCCGTTTTCATCTGCACCTCGGCCTGGCGCCCGGTGAGCTCCAGCATCCCGATGCCGCCGGCGCCACCGGGGCGCAGGACATAGGTCATGTCTGTGTCGGCGGTAGTGGCGGTACCGACCTTCCGGTCGAAGCCGCCCCAGCGGTTCGTTGGACCGATGGCCTTCCAGTTGACCGAATCGCTCTCCGGCGGGCTGGCGGTCTGGCCCGCCGTAGTGCGCATGTAGGTGGTGTGCGTCGAGACCCGGATTACTTCGTCGCCCACCTGGTAGGTGACGTTCGGGGCCCAAAGCACCTCACCCGCAGACGGCTCCGGCACGGTGCTGGAAGTCAGCATTGCGTCGGTGATCACCGTCGGCTTGATGATCTTCATGCCGCTCATTAACCCTCCACCTTGACATTGATCGAGTCGTTCGTCACCCTGACATCGATCGGGTCGTTCGTCCGTACGTTGATCCCATCCTCGCTGGTCACGCGGTTGAGCACTCGCGAGGTTTTCTCGGTGTGACCGGCGATCGCCCGTGCTTCAGCGCGCAGGCCCTTGACCTCTTCCCGCAAGGCCTTGAGTTCAGCAGCCATAGCCGCACTACCACTATCGCCGCCAGCGCGCGCCAGGAGCGCCGCAGTCTGGTTGCTGCTCCAAATCCGCGCCGGCCCGGTTGCCTCCAGCTCAGGGCCGTCCTCACCGACGATGCGCAAGCCGCCGCCGAACATGCCGCCGGCCGCGAAGCCCGGGATGCCGTGCAGCTTCTTGTACTCGCCCGACTTCATGATTTCGGCCCGGATGGTGTCGATCGACTGACCGGTGCCGAGCCAGTACTGCAGCCCGGCCGCGTCAGCCGTGCGCCCGCCCAGCAGGTCCTTGTAGGCCGACTGGATCTGCGCCTCAGCCGAACCCGAGATCATCGACGTGATGTCCGAGATCGAGGTGCCTCCGGCAGCCACCTGCTGCCAGTACTCCAGGCCTGCGGCTTCCGGCGCCCGGCCCAGGTACTGTTGGTAGGCGTTGTTCACGCCCTGGGTCGCTGAGACGATCGGGTTGCTCTTCGCGCTCAGGATTGCGCCGCTCAGCGACTCCATTGCCTGGATCAGGGTCAGCCCGTTGGTGTTGATTCCCTTGAGGATGTCGATCTGATCCTGCGCGTTGCTGACGACCTGGTCGAGCGCCGTGAGCTGGTCCTGCGCCGCTTTCAGCGCCTGCTGCTCGATCGACAGTGAATCGTCGGTCAGGCCGGCCAGTTGCCCGATGTCGTTCTGGGTCTGGTACAGGTCCCGCAGGTAGTCCGTGTACGAGCCAAACTGCGAGCTCGCATCCTGGGTCACTGCGCCCAAGGCTTTCTTGAGCGAGGCAACCTGCGCATCCGACAGCGAGCCACCGGCTTTGGTGATCGCCAGGTCGGCACGAATTTCCGCCTGCGCGCGGGCACGGCTTGCCGCCGTCTGGTCAGCAGACTTCATGCCGTCCAGGGTCGAGTGCAGCGTTTCCGACAGCGACTGCAGCTTTGCCACTGCCGCCGCGTGAGCGTCGACGGTCACCTGCACCGCTTTTTTCTCACGCTCGACGACCTTCTGCAGCACCGAGAACGCCGAATCGACGTCGCCGAGCATCGTGCCGGCAGCGTCCTTCACTGCCTGCAGCGCTGCGGCCTGATCTTTCAGTGCCTGCTCCTGGTCCTTCAGAGCCTGTATCTGGTCGAACAGCGACTGGTTGCTTGCGTCGAGCGCGGCGCGCTGCTTGGCCAGCAACTGGGATGACGTCATGGTCATCTCGTCGAGCTGGTCCTGAAGGCTCTTGCGCTCGCTCGCGATATCAGACTCCGACCGCGACAGCACCCCCGAGGCTGAATGCACCTGGGCGAATGCATCCGCCAACTGCATCATCGCCGTGAACTGCTTCGCGCCGGCGTCGGTCGTCAGGTCCAGCGAGTTGACCACCTGCTTGAACTGGTCGCGCGTGGTCACCGACGCCAGACCCAGGCTCGACATGGCTTCGTCGACCGCCTTCTTCACCGGCGCCAGCTTCTCCGCGTCGGTCAGGTAGTTCTGGGCGTACGACGATGCCCACGACGTCAGGTTCGATGCGCTGCCAGCCAGGTCGACCAGGCGCTCGCGCGCTGCGGCCGACTCGATGCCGACGGTGCCGAATGCTTCCGCCGCGGTCTTGCCCAGCAGCTGGGCCATCTGCGTGGTTGCATCGAAGTCACCGGCCAGGCGCTCGAGCGTGCTCGCCGCCGTTTCACCGGTCTTGGAGAACTGCACGATGTTCGGGATCAGCTGGGTTGCCAGTTCGTCGCCGACGCTGGTGAGCAGCTTGGTGATGCCGTCTTCGATCTTCCCGTCCTTGCCCAGGTCGATGTTGAAGGTCTTGCTGTAGTTGGCGATCGAAGCGGCGTCGATACCCACGCTTTTGGCGAAGGCCGAGGACACGCCCTTGATCTGGTTTAGGCCGTTGGTGATCGCGGCGATCTTGTCCACCGAAAACGGAGTGCTGTCAGTGCCGTCCCTGTCGGAGCGAAACCAACCTCCGTCCTGCTTCCACTTCGCGTAGCTGTCAGCCGTCGTGCCGGCACTGGACAGCGTGCCTTTGATGCCCGTCGTCCGGGTTTCCTTGTCGCCCATGCCGAAGGCGCGGTTGATCAGGCCACCGATGGCGCCACCAATGGCACCGCCGATCGGTCCGCCCACAATCGCGCCGACGATAGAGGCGACGTTAGTCACGGCCTGCCCGTGCGCCACGCTGTAGTCGCCGGCGATGGTGTTGCCGATCGCATGCCCCGCATACAGGCCGGCGCCGTAGCTTGCTGCCGCGCCGGCCATACCAGCCAGCGGCGTGAGTGCCTGGCCGGACGCTGTCGCCAGACCGGAAGATGCCAGCGGCGTATAGCCCATGGACGTCATCGCCGACTGGACACTGCCAGCCACCGCATCGGACAGCCCGGTGAAGCCACCGCTGATAGCCTTGTAGATGCTCGACGCAGCGCTGGCAGCGCTAATCAACGGGTTGCCACCTGGCGCAGCACCGGCAGCCGAGCCAGCAGCATCGCCGAGCCCCGGGATTGCGGCGCCGGCCGAGGTGAAGGCTGCGCGAATATCCAGGTAGATCGGCTTCAGCGCCACCTGCCAGATCCATTCGTACAGCCCGTTCTTGAGCGCCTGCTTTGCCCGGTCGGCCGCCGACTTGGCGCCGTTCTCGATGCTCAGGAAGGTTTCGTGCGCAGCGGACTCGATGCCGTCCCACGTCTTCTTCTGCTCATCCAGGAAAGGCTTCGCCGCCTGGTTTGCGTACCATTCGTTGAAGTTCTGCTGCAGGCGCATCTGGGCTAGCGTGCCGTCGCCAGCGTTCTTGATGCGCTCTTCCCATACCTCGGAGTCGATCGCCAACTGCGCTGCGGCGCGCGCCTTGTCGTCGGCCAGGTACTGCAGGCCAAACTTCTTGTTCTCGTCCTCCAGCTGAGCTGCATACTGAAGCGCCTTCGTTTGGCCGAGGGTTGCCTGCGCCACCTCAGCACGGACCTTCGCTTCAGCATCGAGCTGAGCAATGATCTGATCGGTAATCGGCTTCTTGTCCTCGCGGAGCTTGGCCAGCTCCTTTTCCTTCCAGGTTTCAGCCTCGACAGCGGCCATTGCGATGGCGCGGGCGTCGGCGGTTTTGCCGTACATTTCGTACTCGACAGCGAGCGCGGCCGACTGTTGCGCCCTCGCCAAAACGCTGTCGGTGATGTACTTCGCCACCTCGCGCTGAGCCTGGTCGGCTTTCAACAGCTTCTCGGATGCCGCCAAGTCGGCGAGCTTGGCCTGCACGATCGCCTTGTGGCTGTCGGACAGCTTCAGCTTTCCGGTGGTCAGCTCCTGGTCGATCTTGATCTGCAGCTTTTGTGATTCGGAGGCATCCTTCCCGATCGCGACTTCAAGCTTGTTTTCCTCGATCTTGGCCTGGATGGCTGCGGTGACGGTGGCGTAGGCTTCGGTCTCTTTTTTTAGAGCGGCAGCCGCAGCGGCGGCGCCGCCATCGCTATTCCCGTCGTAGTCGACCGCTTTTTTCGCCTTACCTGCCTCGACGCCAACTTTCTGAATTTCTCCGATGCGAGCACGAATCTTGGAGCCAAAAGTTTCATCGCTGAACGCACTCGATATATCACTGACAACCGACTTCCCAATGCTCGCAACGGCGACACCCGCAACACGTGCAGTCTCCCAGCTTTGCCTGAATTCCCCGTGGATAAATTGCATGGCGGCGCTGGCCAAACCGGTAAGGCCGGTGGTGGCAATCGCCAGACTCGCGCCCATCGTTTTGCCGACCGCATCGACAAGCCGGCCGACATACTGAAACCCATCAAGCAGGTAAGTCAGCGCCGTGACGCCAGCGCGCGTCCACCTCGTAATGCTCCCATCATCCGCCAGCCCCTTGACGATGTCCTTCAGTCCGCCTGCTTGAGTCGTGACGTCAAGGAACGCCTGGCTGGCCTCATACAGGCCGGGCAACATGCCATACGAGATCGCCTTCTGCATGGTAGCGCTGCTCTGATGGATCAGCGTCAGGTTATCGCCGAAGTTGTCTGCCATTGCGGCCATTGCCGCCTTGGATGCGATCTCCTGAGCGGTCAGGCTCTTCGTCAGGCTGTCGCTCTCCGCAGCAATATCTCCCAAGAACGGCAGAAGCTTTGCCCCCTCCCTGCCATACAGCGTCATCGCAACAGCGGACTTACCGGCGCCGTCACTGAAGTTATCCATTGCCTGGGCCACAGCAATCATTTGCTGCTCCGGCGACATTGCCTTCAGCTTGTCGAAGTCAATCCCGATTGCCTTAAGCGCCTGGCCGAGGCCCTTGCTCTCCTCGCTTGAAACGGCCATACCCTTGGCGAGCTTGTTCATCGCGCCGCTGATCGTCTCGACCGAGGTGTCCGACGTTTCGCCGATCCGCTTGAATTCCATCAACGCAGCCACGGACGCGCCAGTCTGGATCGACAGGTCATGCATGCTGGCGGCAGCGTCGATATTTTCCTTGATAGTATGGCCAAGCATCGCGCCGCCAGCAGTCAGGGCGGCAAGCGCGGCCATCGCAATTCGAAGCGGCGTGAAAGCCGCCAGCATGCCCCCGGCACCCTTCTCGGCCTCGCGCATTTTCGCGATCATCGGCGCCGCCGATTCGCTCACACCCAACTGGGCTGCGCGCATCTCGGCGAGTTCCGATGCCGTCTTGCCGATCCCCTCGGTGCGCGACTTAAGGCTCTCAAGGAATTTAGTTGACTCGTCGAGTTTGCGTTGCGCCTGGGCTGCGAGCTCCGTCTTTTTGGTGGCGGCATCCAGTTGATCCAGGTACGGGCGAAGCGCGGCAACGTTGAGCCCGCGCTGATTCGCCAGGGCGGCATAGTACTGCGCCGACCCCTTCGCGCCGGAGTCCATGCTCGCGGTCGCGCGCGTGATCGAGTCGGCCATTGCCTTGGTGGCGCGATCCATTTTGGCGGCTGCAGTGCTGGCGCCATCACCGACGCCGCTCAAACCCGGCCCGCTGCCGATATCCTCGATCGCCCTTCCGGTGGACTTGGCCGTGGCACCGAGGTTTTCGAGGCTCTTGCCAGTTTTCGCGACCGCGTCATCGATCGGGCGCAGGCCGGCTTCGACGCCGGAAGCATCAGCAACAACTTTAATTGTTGCGGTGTTGACAATATCGGTCATCGAGCGCCCATAAAAAAAGCCACCTCAAGGGCGGCTTATGTTGGTGTTGCTTATTACTACTTCGAGTTGATCTCCCCAAGCATCTGGCGACCCAGGGGTGTATCGATCGGAACAAGCTCGCGACTACCGCAAGCGCGGCATACCTGATGACGCCGAGAATGGCGCCATAAACTATAAATAATCCCTGGAATAAAAAAACATAGCCAGAGAATAATCTCGATAAGGATTGAGCCAGGCGTTTTCGATCCAGGCCTGCCCACCGTGCCGCACTGCTTGCATATTTTTTGCATTTCCCCCTCCCTGTATTGGAAAAGAGATATTACACCAGCACAAATAGCCTACTTGCTCCGTGAAGCGCGCTCTTCCATCTGTTCGTGCATGACCTGCAGCGCAGATGCTTCCATGATCTGCAGGTCCTCATCAAGCTGGTCGTATTCGGCGGGCGACAGACCCATCCGGTCCATCCGCTGATATGCGATGGCGAACCGCAGCCCGAACGGACCATTCATCGCTACATACCACTGCGTGCGCATGCCCTGAAACAGCCTGTATGCCCGCTCGTTCTCGGGCCATACTTCGATCGACGTTGCGACATCCTCTGGCGTCAGGCCAGCGACCGCGAGTTCCTCTGCGGTCGGGTCTGACGTATAGAGGGCCGCCGCAACGTCGACTAGTTTTTTGCGCGCGCTGCCGTCAGCTCAGCCATATAGGTCTGCACCACTGCCTGACCTGCCCCCATGTAGTTGTCGACCAGTTGCTGCAGGCTCTTCTCGCCGAACGCGTCCTCGAGCTCCCAGCCACTGGCGATGTCGAGCAGGATCTCGACGTCCTTGCGGCCATCCATGCTTTCCACGAATTCCTTGAATTCGTCGCGGCTGCGATGCTTGAAAACGAATTCGACCTGGACGGATTTGCCGCCGGGGACTTGGATGGTGACGGCCGCCTTGAAGGTCGGGGCTGGGACGAGGGAGAATTTCTTTGCCATGATGTTTTCTTTCGGAGATGGGAATAAAAAGACCGCGAGGAGCTACCCCGCGGCGGTAAAGGCCGGCGCTGACAGTGCGGCGCCGGCTGGCAAAACGGCTGCGGATCAGTTGTAGCGAACGACCTTGTTCAGCAGCGAGAAGGTGGCCTTCACGGACATCACGCTGCCCTTGGCCAGGGACGGGTTTTCGTTGAACGAGCAGTAGCCCGAGTACAGCAGCAGACCACCGCTCGGCAGGGTGCCGATCAGGGCGGCGACCTTCACGCCGTCCGAGATCGCTTTCAGCGCGGCGTGGTGCGGCTTGGAAGGCTCGTCGGCGATCGTCAGCGTGACGGTGGTTGCGTTGAAGCCATCCGGCAGCACGACGTCGACGGCGCTGTCGAGCAGCGAAACGGTCTGGGTCTTGCCGTCGCCGCCCGAAATGTCCGCACCGGGAACCTGGACGATCGGTACGCGGGTGGTGATCTTGCGCACCGAGCCGACGCCGGCGCCGACCGGAAACAGCGAGGTATCCGAGGTGTCCAGGCCCTCGAACGTGAACCCCGTGCCCGACGGCGATTTGACACGGAACACGCGGTTGTTCGCCTGCCCCCAGCCGCCGGTGTATTCGACCAGGTCGCCGGCGACGAAGGTGTTGGTAGCGGTAGCCACCGCCTCGGTTGCGTTGGTCAGTGCAGTGATGTTGACGGCTGCGGCGTACGCCGTCGCCACGGCGAACGAGATGTTGTTGGGCAGTTGCATGAGGGCCTTTCAGATGGAAAAAAGCCCGGAAACCGGGCATGAAAAAGCCGCCCGGATCACTCGGGGCGGCTCGGTTTTGAATTTGATACGGTCAGCAGAACAGGTAGAATTCCTGCCTGGTCCCGCGGTATTTCGTGGCTTCATCGAAGGTATCGATGGGAATCGTCAGCACTTCGGGTTGCAAATTGGTTGCGGCGCGCAGCGCGTCTTCCACTTGCTCCGCGATCTGGCCAGCCTCGATAGTCGACTTGGACCAGACGTTGACCTGCACGCGGCGCTGCCTCTTTTCCGGCTTCTCTCCGCTCAGGAACTCTTGCGGATCGCCGCCGACGACCTGGAAGACGACGTACGGGGTTGCCGTGTTCTCGTCAGCCACCAGCGGGAAGACCCGGTCGCCAGCCAAGCCGCGCAGCGCCTCGCGCACTTCAACATGGACGGTCATCGGGTTGCATTCCTTACCAGTTGCTCCTTCAGCCGCAATGTCATCGCGTTCATGGCATCGCCCTTTTTGCTTTCATAGGCCGGGCGCATGAACGGGTATGCCGGCACGCGGGCGTTACCGTACTCGAGCTCGGCTGCATGCCGGTGCGCGGCCCAGCCGATCTTCTTGCCGGTCTTCGCGCTGACCTTGGTGTTCTTGGGCACGAACTTGTGTCCGCGCTCGACGAACCGCCAGTAGAAGGCATCACCGCCGCCGTAGTCGCCTTTCCGGACCGTGACCAGGTACGCCTGCCGCACTGCGCCGTCGGAGTCCTCCGGTAGGTGCTTCATGATGATGTTCCGGTGGATCGTCCAGGTTTTCGCATGGGACGCCGCGTTGTGCTTGGCCTCCTCCCGAAAGACATCGGCGCCGGCGACGCCAGCCGCGCGCAACGTCTGCTCGTCCGGCGTCACCTGACCGACAGTTTCAGCCACCGCGCGCAACAAGTCTGAGGTATCAAACCCGATCATTTGACGGCCTCGCAGACGAGGAACATCTTCCGGCGGTCTTTCGAGTCCGGCTGGACCGAGACGATGTTGTAGTCGACGCCCAAGTAGCGTGCGCGCCAGGACTCATCGACAGCCGGATCGAAGTTGGCGCGGATCGAGCAGCGCTTGATCGCCACGGCAGCATTCGCGCGCATCACTTCCGCGCCTGTCTGGAACAGCACGTCGCCCCAGCGATCTGGAAGCGGGGTCCAGCCACCGATCGACTGGCCGGCTGCGTCGCGGTCGGCGGGCGGCTTCAGCGGCGTAAATCGATGGTTCATCGTCATGCGTAAAACACCTCGCCCCAGAGCAGGCCTTTGATATTTTGGTTAGTCGGCTGCCCGCCGGTCTGGAAGTGCTCTTGCACGCGCGCCAGGATGAAACCCGAGATGCCGTCTGGGACTGCAGCAGGGTCAGATCCATACCCGCAGCGGAAGCGGACCTCGACAGCATCGATCATCTGCGCCGTCGCCGGCCAGGTCCGGCCTGGCGCCAGGACGATGTATCCGGGGTCGGTCTTCCGATCAACCTGATAATCCTGTGGGTCCAGCGTCTGCTGCACTCCGTCGGTGTCGTAGAACTTCACGTACTCAACTTCGATCAGCGGCGGCTTGTACAGCCGGATCGATCGCGAAGCCGGGAACGCGTCAAGCGTCAGCTCCCAGGTCTGCGCCATGATCAGGCGATTCGTTTCGATTTCCGCTTCCGCGGTGTAGGTGCGGATGGCGCGCACGATGTCCGGATCCAGCGCCGACTTTCCGTTTTCGTCGACATCAGCCCGGGCGTTCGATTGCGCTTCCGCCATAGACACCGCCAGAGCGGTCGGGCGAAGAACGATGTTGAAGCTCATCGGTCATTCCTTTGCATTGCGGGTGGCCGCGCTCCGGCGGGCTGCGAACCAGATACCGCCGGCGCCCGGGCGTACTGCGGCACCGCTTCGGCCGTCGCCTTCGCGCGCTCCGCGTGTCGCTCCTTGAGTGCTGCGGCGTCGCGTTCCAGTTGGGCGCGCACGGCTGGGAGATCGGCTATGTTGAAGTTCATGTGTCCACCCGATTGAAGTAGGTCGATTTATCGAATCGTTCGCCGTTTGCGCACGGCACACGCGCGATCCAGCCCCAGTCGGCCGGCACTGGTCCATCAACACCGCCAAGCCGCACGACCACGTAAGTCCGGCTAATACTGTCCTTTACCGCTGTTTGCAGAAACGGCCCCTCCAACAGTGCCACTCCCGACAGAATTGGAATGACCTGGGCAGCGCCCGAGGGCGTGGTAGCGCGGTCGGCCAGCTCCTGCGTGATATCGGTGCCGTACCAGCTGATCTCGTCAGGGTCGCGATCGGTGGTCATTTTGCCGTTGACCAGCGTGGGTAGTTTCATAGTCATTCCGTTGATCTCCGTTCTGGCGCCAGTACCGCCGAAAACCGCGACCCTGCTGCCACTTCCGTCGAATACGGCGATGTGCGCCGGGGAAATTCTTGATATGTCGATCATGCCGCCAGTTGGCGGCGGATTGGGCGTCACAGCCGGGGCAGCCTGCCCGCCCACCCCGACTGCGCTCATGCCTACCGCGACAAATCCAGTCATGCCTACTCCCTATCGTGCCGGCAGGCGCTTGAGCGCCGGCACGATGAAATTCGACATGAGGTACGCATACCCTGCGCCGCTAAGGTGGATATGATTTCCGACTTCGTTGGACGCCAGCAGGCCGTACGCGGATAGAGCTGCTTCGAACGTGGCGTTGTTGTAATCGGGTAGGTTGAAGTTCGAGCCAGACCTGCGCACGTCGAACAGCGCCTTCATGCCCATCGAACGGCATTGCGCACGCAGCAGGTCATTGTAAGCATCGATCACTGCATTCTGCGATGTGGTCTGCGCTTGGCCGAGGTCGGTCTGACGCGGCAGCACTGTACCGCCCAGGATGATCCAGCCAGGATGCGCGGCACGACGGGCTGCGACGTAATCCGACATATCCTGAATCGCCTGCGCGGCGGCGCGCCCAGCATTGCAGATGCTATTCGTGCCCTCCCAGGCGACCAAGACATTAACCTTACCGTCCACCCAATACGCGTCGGCGCCATGACTCATCATTTGCTGGGTCGTGTGCCCGCTCACGGCAACGTTGCGAATGGTAGAGGTGGCGAACTCCGGGTACTGCTCTTGCAAGCCGCTCGGCCACGGATAGGCTGTGGAGTCGCCCGCGCCCGCCGTCAACGAATTTCCATCGCAAACAAGGTTGAGGTTCGCGCCGATCTTAATCCGCGAGATACCACCCAAAATTGGCCCGAGCATCAGGTTGCCCCCGTTGCGGAAACAACGCTCAGGCTTGCGTTTGCGCCCGGAACAACGCGGTAATACTGCGGAAGTTTGCGCAGACCATTCGTGCCGGAGTCGTTCGCCACGATAGTGGTCCAGGTTGCACCGCCGTCTTTCGAGACCGCCCAGTCGTAATCCACCAGGTAATCGGCTTTGGTTGCGGTGTTCATGATCCTGAATCGGATCAGGTCGCCGTTTGCTGCTGGCACTGAACTGGTGACGTCCTTATTGCCAAATGCGCGATAAGCCCCCCCTCCGTTCGACCACAAGCTTTGCGTGTCGCTTGCATCATACTTGACGGTTGCTGCCGAAGTGGATACGCCAACCATGAAGTCGCCGGATGTCGTATTAACTTTCCAGATAACTGTACCGTCTCCCGAAATGCCTGCGGCAGATACCGCGCCGGTCGCGCCGGTTGCGCCACCAGTTGAGGTATAGGTCCACGGCGCAGAAGCAGATTCCGTGACGTCAGCAGACTTCGTGCCCGTGAGGCGTACGGTGGTTTGCGCAGACTGAATATTGTTGGTGACGCCCACCGGCCCGAAGCTAGCCGTGACGTTACCGGCAGCGTCCTGCAAGCGCGGGTTGCCGCTGGGCTGGGTGTAGGTGACGGTGATCGTGTCGCCGGCGACATAGGCGGCACTGCACGTGAGCGACACCACGGCGCCGCTGATGGCGAGCGACGAAACCGTCTTGCCACCGCTGACCGCAAATGCCGAAGAAGGTGGCGCGCTGGCTGCCAGGCTCTCGCTCATGGTGATCTGGATCACGGTCGGTGAAGCGCTGGCCACCTGGGCGCTGCTCACGGTCGGCGGCGTAACGTCTGCCGGCTGCACGTTGTTGGCAATGGCGCGGCCGCTGAAGGACGCCATCAGGTTGCCCGCCTGATCACGCAGGCCAGCAGATCCCGGCTGGGTGTAGCTGACGGTGCGCGCGGCCTCGCCGTTTGCGAAGGCAGCCGAGACGGTCAGGTTGACCGCAGTGCCAGCCACAGCGACGCCGGTGATGGTGTGCCCGGTCACGGCGAATGCACTCGCCGCCGGCACGTTGTTCGGGTCCAGGGCCTCGGACGCCGTCAGCGTGACGATGGTGGGCGTCGAGTTGGCGACGGCCGCGGCAGTGATGGTCGGAGCAATGGTATCGACCGGCACAGCGCCGACGGCCTGGCTCACCGCGTACCAGTAGTTGTATCCGTCATACGAGAATTCAAGCACGTTCAGGATGCCGGCGCGATTGTCGTAGTCGGCCGAGCCAACGGCCTGCTTGAAGCCAGGGAACGTCACTGCGCTCGCACCGTCGGCGATGATGCCGCCATAGGCAAACGCGCCCTTTACCGCGCCGGCGGCAGGCGTGAAGGCCAGTGCGCCGGTCACGCTGTACTGCGGCATATAGGCGGTGCCAGGGCGAGTCAGCGAGATCGACTGCGAGAACGCAACGTCAAAAACGCCAGCAAGAGCATTGACCTCCTCCGCGGCGATCACGCATTGAACCGTCTTTGCGCCGGCACCGAAGTTTGTCTTACCTCCCGGGCCGTTGATGCCGTTCAGCACCACATCGCGCGAGAAGGTGGTTGCACTCAGGATCGTGCAGAGCGACAGCTCCCAGTCCGTGCCCGATTCATCTTCGATGCGCAGCACAACCTGCTTACCGACCGGGATATCCGAAAGGGGCCGAGCGCGCGCTGCGGCAGTGCTCACCACGGTCGCATTGCCGGTACCGATCGCCGCAGCGGTGGTCGAGGTCTTGATGCAGTTGTAGGTCATGCGGGTCCGCTTTCAGGGATTTCACTGCACTGCTGCAGCTGGATGGTTTTCATCTTCCCGCGCCGCTCGAGCATCACGGTGGTAACGCCGCGCTCTCGCAGCATGTCGAAGGCCTGGATCAACGCACGCCGGTTGATCTTGCCAACTGCACCGCACAGGTACACGGTCGTGTCGGTCAAGCACTTCACCCTGACGATGGCCAGGTACGGCAGGCGCTTCGCGTAGCCGTCTGGCTGGTCGTAGAGGCGGATCGACCATTCTTCAGGAGTCATCGTCAGGTGGGTCATGTGGATCTCCAAGCGGAGGTGTTACTGCTCCGTCCACGCTTCCCCGGACATCGCAGGAATTGTCACGGTTAGGGTGATGCCCGATTGCGAGCCGACGGCAGCACCGGCGCTCAGGTAGTCGTACCTCTTCCCCGAGAATGTCTTGATTGCAGTCATCGGCACAGACAGCGTCACAGGGCTGCTTGTTCGATTGACTAACAGACAGATCAGCTTGCCGCTGTTGGTAAATGCGGCGAATCCAACACCACCAGGTAAAGCCGGTATTCCGCCTACACGCACGGAGCCGATCGGCACGTTATCGGACACAAACAGGAACGAGTTGTAATTTTCCAGAACTGGCGCGAACTCACCGTGACCGATCGATGGGTCGCTATCTCCCGCTGTCGTGGGCGCTTGGCTGAAAGGTGCTGGCAAACGAGTTTTCATCAGACCAAAACCGGCAGTGCTTGATGTTGAACCCGACTGCCCGAGTTGCTTCACCATGTGAATGATCGGCATCAGCACCGGCGCATTGCCATACACAAGGTTGTGGCAGTCACGCAGCATGTTGTTTGCGCACTGGAACTGCGGCCCGGCACCCGTGTCGAAATATTCACACTCGTTAATCCACCAGTTTGGTCGCGCGCCTCTTTGCTGTGTTGTGACCACCTTCACGCAATCAGCATCTTTGTAGATCGGTACGATGCTGTGGTAGGTATAGCCAAAAATACGGGTTGGATTCGCATTTGAAAATGCAGCGCCGTACAGGCCGTCCGCACTCCCAACATTCAGCAGCGGGGTATTTGCCGCGCCACCGTAGGTAGCCAAGACTGGGCTCGCGCGCACCTTCGGCTCCAGTATGGTCAGCACATCGCTGTACAGCGTGTCGGAATAACCGCAGGACCCGTAAGCGGCATTGCTGACGTTCGGCTCGTTCTGAAGGGAGTACATTCGCACCGGGCCGACATTGGTGTGCAAATACTCAAGATCGTTGAGTACCGCATCGGTAAATGCCGCAATTTGTGCGTTGTACTGCGTCGCATCGCTCGCCCTGATGCTGTCGAGCGTCACTGTTCTGGCATACGAGCCGCCGGCCCACAGCGTATTCAGGTTCGTATTACTGCCGGCATAGGAACTATTTACCATCCAGTACGGCGCTGGGCACCAGTATTCGGGTTGCAACCCGCCGCCTGCTGGGATGACATTCGTAATCAGAGCTGAAACCGCCACGCTTTGCCCCGCAAACCGTTCGCCGATATTTTTAGCAAGTCCAGTGGTACTGTCAATATTTCGGTATCCACGATACGCAAAGCCGAGAGGGAAACGCAGATACATGATTCCCTTGCCGCCACCGGGCATTACCATGCCCCGTAGGCGCGTTTGCTCCGGTGACGTAAGGCTGTACGGGAAGCCCCAAAGGTCTGTTGTGCTGTCCGTGGCCGGAGTGGTACTACCGCCGTTGAAGCTGTCTGGTTGCAGCTCGATATAGCCGCCTTTATAGGTCTGCGCGACTACGGAAAAGTCCGCTTGTATTGGGTATACCCTCAGAGCGCTACGGTAGGCTTCAATGGCTGCATTCAATTGGGCGTGCTGCGCCGCTGTCAAGCTTGCACCAACAGCCCCGAACTGGACGGTGCTGCCACCCACTCCGAAGTGAGTGCTGCCTAGTTTTCCAAACCCGAACGTACCATTCACGAGCGCGGTAGATGTCGGCGTTGCAGAATTAAACAGGGCCCCTTTAATGTATGCCTGCACGTTAGCAGAGTCAGAGCGGTTGACCGCGTACAGACCTGCCCCGCCCGCTTGTGAAATGGCCGTTGTTGGAACGGTTGCAGCAGCTTGGTTAATCCGGTATTGCATCTTGTCGCTTGAATTGCGGGGAACAATCTGCGTTCCATTTGTGCCGTTGTAAAGTCCGGCGACGTTCCCTCCATACCCGCTGGATTCAAGTATATAAGCAGCCATCATTGCGCTGTTTTGCTGGAATTTGGCACCTAGCGACGGGTTTAGTCCGGTGTCGGCCCATTGCGAAATGCTGTCGAACTTATAGCCCACATCCGCCCCGAAAACGGGTTGCCCGTTTGGTGCCAGGGTGTACGCCGCCGATACCCAATTCAGCCTGCCGGCCTGCTCGGTATGTGCTGCCATGACGTACAGCGCGTCGAGCAGCGACCAGATACCGGCCGTCTTCAGGCTCAAAATCAAGGCATCGATCGCATTCGCCCTCGCTGTGCTCGGCGGAACCGTCATCCTGGCGATCAAGGCCGCGGTTTCAGGTTGATACGACGGCTGCACGTACCTATGCCGAGCGCCTATGATGATGTTCCGAGGCGTCATGCCAGCACCCATTCATTTGCATTGATGCGCAGCGCCGTGATGATGCCGTATTGAGTAGCGCCCGCGATACCCGAGGGCGTGCGAATGGTAACGTCAGGACCGGCCGCAAAACTGACACCTCCTGTGCTCATCTGGTACAAGGAGATGGTTGCCTGATTGGGCCACGCCACAGTCGCGTCATTCGGGATGGTATAAACCAGCGCTCCAGTCGAATTGCCGCGGATCAGGCCGTTGTTATCCGTCAGGGCAAGGGTTTCTGATGTGGTGGACGTGCGCGGCGCTGCTGGTGTGCTGCTGCCGCCCAGCGCAATCGCTTTCCCATCCGGCCCTACCAGCCCAGTCGTATTGCCTGACGAATCCTTCTTTACTCTCGGCACGCCGAGGATGGCTAAGCCCTTGATGAATTCGCCCAGGTTCATTGCTTCACCCATCCCGACTCGGTAGTGATCCGCCCCTGGGCGTCATAGCCATAGGTCATCTTGAAGCTGTTGCCGTCCCGATCCGGGCCGCGCGTCTCGCTCGTAAGGTTGCCGGTGGTTGCGTCGTACTGGCGAGCCGATACCGGCAGAGACTCCAGGTTGAAAAAATAGGCGCGGGTCGTGTCATGCGTAAGCAGGACGGTGGCCACGATTTCGGCGTGCGTGCCGTTACCCATATCCCGAAGCATCTTCTGCTGGCCGGTGCCGACCGCGTATTTAACGTCTTGACCCATCGGGACTCCTTGTGACATCCGTGTTTAACTCGGCCAGATGGCCGCAAATCTTGACAATGGAAGCCCGAAACCCCAGGCCGGCGAGCTAGGCGGCGGTTTCGGGCTTCATGGATTACTTTGCACGCGCGCTGCGTCCGACCTTCGATTCGGCCGCGTCACCTGCGACCGGCTTGGCTTCGGCCGGCGCTTCGATTGCGGCGACCTCGATCACCAGCCCGTTTGCAGCGAGATCCGCAAAACGCGCACGCGACACCGGGAATGGTGCGCTCGCCGGGTTCTTCGGACCTTCTTCGCCATAGAAGGTCTTGACGGCCTGTGCCATCATTTGGCTTTCGTTCATCTACCACTCCGAGAAAAGCGGGGCCGCAGGGCGACCCCTCGGCGATTAGGCGGCGGCCAGCGAGCCGGTGACGAAGGCTTCCGGGCGATACACAGCCAGGCCCGCGCGCTCTTCGGCGCGGATGGTGCACATACCTTTTTCGAAGTCGTCCACGTTCTCGGTCGACAGCAACACTTCGATTTCCTGGCGGTCGAAGATCTGCGCACCCAGGTTGAAGGCGCCGGTCAGGAAGGTGCCGGCAGCGATGGCCTGGGTTTCAGCCACTGGCAGACCCCACAGGCGCGGGGTGCCGCCATTGATCGGTGATCCGATGATGTAGTTGCCCTGGCTGTTCTTGGTCAACTCGATGCCGGTCCAGTCGATCGGGTTCAGCACGAAGCCCGAAGCGGCGTATTCGGCCAGGATCGCCTGCAGCATCGCCAGGCGCAGCTTGTCGATGCCGGTAGCGGCGGCGATGGTAATCGCGGGAGCGTACGCACTTGCCTGCGGCAGGATGCCCAGGACGTTGGTGCCAGTACCGTCGCCCGACAGGAACTGCAACTCTTCGCGGAAGGTCAGGCCATAGCGCGCACGGCCGTCGATGTAGCTCGCCAGGCCCTTGGCGTCATCCAGCAATTGGCGGGATGCCTTGAACATGTGCGAGATCGTGCGGATCGGCGCGGTTTTCAGGTCGAACTTCAGATCCGACTTCGCCGTGACGGCGCCCTCTGCGCGGGTGGCCGCGTTGTTGGTGAAGCCGGTCTCGCGCACGTACTCGATCGAGTTGGTGTCGGTCTGGCCGGGCATCAGCAAATCGCGGAGGACCATCTTGCGCTGCGGCGGGGCAATGATGCCCGGCTGACGGTCGCCGACGACCAGCGAGTTCGACGAACTGGCGCCCGCGCCGACGGTTGCGGCGACGTTCAGCAGGTCCTTGCGCTCCATCTGGATGCGCATCGATTTTTGCGCAGAGCTGGACATGCCCTTGAATGCCTCGCTTTCCACGACGAGTTGGCCAGCGGTCTTGATTTCGGCAGCGGCGCCTTCGCCCGCGCGGCGGACAGCCTTCTGTTCCAGCTCAGCCATGCGCGCCGACAGCTCGCCGTGCTTGATCAGCAATTCGTCGACTTTTTCTTTCGACTCTTTGGCCATGTCGCCGGATTTCTTGGCTTCGTCCAGCGCTTTTTCGCCGGCCTCCTTCACCTGGTCTTTGATCTTGTCCAGGGCCTGCTTGACTTCGATTTCGGTTTGATCAGCCATTTACTGCTCCATAAAATGAAAAACCCGCCATGTGGCGGGCCGGTGTAGGTCGAATGACGGGGTGTTACTGCAGGCTGAAGTCGCTCAGGATCTTCAGCGTATCGCTGGTTTCGCCATCGGCCTCGCGCCGATCAAGCAGTTTGCGCAGGCCGTTACCAGCGATGGCCTTGGCCTGCGTGTTGGAGAACCCTGCCTCACACAGGAAGCTCTCGAATTCGGGAAGTGTCGGCAGCGCCCCCGACTTCAGGGTGCGCCCCATCGACTTGACGCTGTCGACGGTGGCCTCTTCGTTCATTGGAAACGTAACCGGGCTGATTTCGACCAGTTCGAGCTCGATGAGCGTGCGCACGCCGGTTTTCTCGTTCCAGCTGTCCTTGAGGACGTAGTAGCCAATCGAGAGGCCCTTGACGACGCGGCGCTTCATCAGCGCATAAATCTCGGATGCGCGCGCCACCTCGTCCTTCAGAAGGAACCCCTCGCATTTCAGTCCATGGTCATCCTCCTCGAGTACATCGAAGCCGCCAATGGGATCGCGCGAGCTATGGGACCACAGGGCCGGCAGCGGGTCGCCGGATTCCTTGATCCGCTTGATGCTGGCTGCAAACGCCCCCTTCTGCACTACGTCGCCACCCCCGTCGACATTGCCGAACACGGAGCCGTAGCCAGCGAAACGACCATCTTCGGTCACATCGCCAGCCTTGAAGGCAAACTCTTTGCGCTCCAGTACCGCGCCACTTTTATGCTTCATTCTTGCTTTCTCCGTCTTGTTTCAGGCCGAGCCAGTCGAGCACCGCGTTTTTCGCGGCCGTCGCGGTCGATGTGATCTTGCCCAGCATGGACAAGGGGATCATGTTGCTCTGCACCGTCAACTCGTCACCACCATCCATACGCGGCATGTTTTCGAGTTGCCGGACCTCATTGCGCGTATAGATGCCGTTCTGCGTCATAGTTGCGTAGAACTGGGCGCGCGCAGCGCTGTCGGCACGCAGTAGCCCCTCGACACCGAACTGAGCGGAAAATCGCGTTTTCTCACCAGGCGCGATGATCGACTTGCGGATCGCGTGCTCGACCTTGGAGATAATCGGGCGCAGCGCAAAAGTCAGGAAGCCGATCATCTGCTGCTCAATGCCGGTACCCCAGTTCGACACGGCACCGCCGTGGCCAACCATCGAGGGGGGCGTGCTAAACCAGCGGCAGATTTCCTCGACTGCAAATTGCCGACTCTCCAGCATCTGCGAATCGGATGGGTTCATGGACAACTGCGTGTAGTCCGTTCCGTTCTCTAGGACCATCGCAGTCCCGGCATCCGGTCCGCCGGCGGTGAACGCCTTGAGTCGGCCGCGGAGCGTTTCGCGCTGCTCCGAATTGAGCGTACCCTGCACCTTCAAGAAGCCGGCGGCGCGCATTCCGGTCGAATAGACTTTCGAGCTAGCATCGTTGGACGCGTGCGCATCGCCGAAGACTTTTGCGCCATACGCCATTGGCGTAAGGCCGTTGACGCCATCCAGGCTGAAGGCCGGGATGTTGACCATGTCATCTTCTGCGATCGGGCGGAGCGTGCCGTCCAGGTCGCGGTATTTGTACTCCATCGAGCCATCGGTCAAGCGCCGCTTCTGCATGCGCTGCGGCAGCAGGAAATTCAGCGCCACAACCCGCTTTCCGATACGCGCTTTCTCGATGTAAGCGTTCCCCCAGAGGAGCATGGAGGCGATCACTGCTTCCCAGAACTGCGCCGCGGTCATGTCCGCGTTCGGCTGGTTGTGCAACAGCTCGTACAGCGGGTGGTCGGTCGCGGCGCGGCGCGAACCATCAGGCATTTTCTCGTAAAAGCCGAGCGGCAGCGTGGAGATGGTCTGCGAAATCAACCGCACACAGGCCCATACCGTGCTCAACTGGAGCGCCGAATCGACGGTCATCGCCTTGCCGCCGACACCAGCGCCGTTCCATGCAGCCCAAAAATCGCCATCCGTGAGCGAAATTGGCGCGCCGAGCCACTTCAGCACGGCAGATTTAACCCTGCCGGGGCGTTTTGTCTTGGTTTCGCTCATTGATATCCTGTTATCCGACGACCATGTCGTCGATCCAGTCGTTGCTTCCCGGGGCAGCCGGATTCGTCGACATCAACTCGACAGCGTTGAACATCGCCATCAAGGGGTCGATCTTGGCCGAGCCAGAAATCTGCTTGGTGATGATCACGCCGTTACCGCGCGGCTCGACCTTGGCGTTGCCGACACACCAAGCCATGAGCGGCTGGTTGCTGTGGACGAAGACGCCCTCGGCCAGCTTTCGCTCGGCCGTCTTGATGGGACTCGTCAGTTGCCAGCCCTGCTTGATGCCGATGATTCTGTCCTCTGGGATGCCGGCCTGCAGCATCGCGTCGAGCATGCCACCGATGCCGCTTGGGTCGAGCCCCACCTTGAAGAGCAGGCCGGCTTCGTAGACCTTGGCGACGCTCTCGGCAAATTGGTCGACGTCGTCACCAATCCGCTCGACCAGAGTCAGATGTCCGTCTCTGGCGAAATCCAGGAGCCGCGGTGCGATTTCCTTGCGGCGCTCCAGTACTGATGGGTGCGCCCAAGCATGACCCCAGCCAAGCCAGCGGCGCGTTTCCTTGCATCGTCCGATTGCGTACTGCCCGAGCAAGTCGTCCAGTCCGCCGCCGTCGCCACCCATCGTGACAACTTCGGATCGCTCGATGAGTTCGTCTAGCGTGAACGTGAGCTCGAAAACGCCCTGCTGCTCCCAGAAATCCGCGCCGGCCCAGCGATCTGATCGCAGGTTCAGGCCGATTTCGACGTTCAGGTGCTTGGCCAGGAATTCCTTGAACTCCTTCTCGCCCGCCTCCTTCGCCTGACTGTGCAGCTGCGTGATGCGCTCGATGTCCACCGAGGCGCCCCAGTTCGGGTTGGTCACGTAGGCATTATTCAGGTCCTCGTGCGCTTTCTCGTCGAGCATGGCGCGTGGGAACTCGTAAATCACCGGCAGGAACTTGCGGTCAGCCACCCTGCCGTCGCGCACCTTGCGTGCGTAGTCGAGCTTCGCCTTGAAGACGCCGGCCGGCGGCTCCGCAGACTGCGTTGTGGCGTAGATCACGAAGCCCTCGGGCCGCGAGGTCAGGCCGCCAGTCGCCTCCAACAGCATGTTGGAAGCCTTCGCCTGCTTGCCGAATTCGTGGAGCTCGTCGACGAAGACGAAGGACGCCTTCTTACCGGACACGGTATCGCTGTCGGCAGCCACCACTTTTAGCGTGGCGCCGGTTGAGAGGTGGGTAATCGTGCGGAAGTAGTCCTGGACCTTGAGGATTTTCTTCAACCCCGGATCCGCTGCGATCATGTCGCGAATCGGCTTGTAGCTGTTGTCCGCGATTTCCTTGGTCGGGCTGAGAATCAGCAACTCCGCCGACGGCCGCCAGTTCAAGATGAGCGCCGTCAGCATGATGCCGGCGGCGACCGTGCTCTTCGCATTCTTCTTGCTGACCATCAGGAAGAATTCGTTGATGTGGCGGCGGCCGTCCGGATCCTCGGCACCGAATACTGCTTCCACGAATTCGCGCAGCCAGGGCAGGGATGCATCGCGCACCAACGGCTGGCCGGCGACGTCCACCAGGCACAGTCCGCCGCAGATGTCCCAGGCCTCGGCCGCCATCTCCGGGTAAAGCGGCGGCAGTGCAATCAGCGACTGACGCGCCACAATCCGGCGCTCCCAATCTGGACACGCCGTGGTGTGGCTCATCACTCAATCCTTAATGCTTGGTCGCGCCGCGCGGGCCCTTCCTTGTCGCATACCTGCCGCTGCCGGCCGCCTCAGCCGCCTCTTCCTCGACCTCTTGCTTTTTCGAGGTCTCACCAAGTCGCTTGTGCGTAAAGGGCAGCATGGCTGTCGCCGCCTTGACCTGGGTGATGTTGGCATCGATCTCGCCGCTCATTACCCTCCGAAGGAACGCGAGCGGATCGGTGATGCCGTTGACCGCCACAGGCGGAGCCTCTGCCTTGGCTGATGCCTTACTGACCTTTGGCGCTGGCGCAGCCGCCGCAGCACGCTTTTTTTCGAGGTACGCGACAACGTCCGGGTCTTTAACAAGTCGCGACCCGGCCGGGCCGGCACTTGCCTCGCTGTATCCCGCTCGAATTGCCGCTTCTCTATTCGAGAAACCGGCTAAAACGGCATCGGCGAACTTCTGCTTTTTGCCTGTTAAAGCCATTAACAAAATCTCCAAAAGGGGGAATTTTTTGCGCGTGAGAGAACATGCGGTGTCGGTCGGGAAAAGTTGCTAGACTTCAACTACCCCTACCCAATGCCTAAAGGAAATGTTGCTTCGATTCAACCATCCGGCGCCAACCGATGCCTGACGGCAACCCTATCCGCCGCGCGCCCGCTCTGCTGCCTCGCGGGCCGACTTCGCGTCGTGACACGTGGTGCACAGGGTTTCTTTGTTGGAGTCGGCATCGCTGCCACCCTTCCAGAGCGGGATGATGTGGTCAACCGGGTAGCCGATGGTGACGCGGCCATCGCGCAAGCACTGCTGGCACAGGCCGTTGTCGCGTGCACGGATGCGCTGGCGGTCCTGCACACCAGCCCAGCCTCGCTTGCGCTGCACCGTGTCCGGGCGCACTGGCGTAAGCGTGGCGAGCCGGTTGCCGGCCGCCTGCAGCCGTGGCTTGAGGGTTTGCAGCTTAGCCATCTGTCAGTCCAACTGCACGTTCATGTAGCGGTAGATCTCTTCTGTCGTGACGTCGCACGGCAGGCGCCGCCGGATCCGTGCCATGTACTCGCGGTGCGCACGCTCAGTGCGCTCTCGCATCCAGGTGTCGAAGTGGATCGGCTCAGCCTCGGTCTCGGCCGCTGGCAGCGCGTCAGCTGTGACGATGTGCGTCAGGCGCATGCTGCGGTCCAGAATCATCACCTTCACCGAGTCGGGCAGCGATGCCACGCACAGCCGGTGGATCCACTCCCGTTGATCGGCTGTCAGGAAGTTCGCTTCGATGTGCACGACGATCGTATCGCCAGCCTTCGGGCGCAGCACTTCGACGTGAGATTGAATCTCGCTCATGATCAATCCAGGAATTCGCCGTTCGGGTTGGTGCGGCGAGCAGCCGCGCCGCCTGCCGTCTTGAGACAGTAGGTCGCACTGTGCTTGCTGCTGCCGCAGTAGGAGCAGCGCAGGTTCACGCGTGCGGAGCTGCCGCCCCACGTGCGCGGACATAGCGAGCGCGGATGGTCCTTGCCGCAGTAGGTGCAGTATTGATAACTCATGATCGACGCATCAGATGCAAGCGCCGCACATCACGGCGACGCTGGTGTTGCGATAGCACCCAGGCCAGGGCGAAAGTGGCGGGCAGCACCGCTAGGTGCAGCGCGAGCAGCGGCCAGAAGGTCGCGATGAATGCTTCGAACTTCATGGCTCAACGCTCAGCGATACGGGCGGCATCGTGTGGCCGATTACCATCAGGGAGACGGCGGCGCCGGCATTCAGCGCAGCCAGTTCTTCAGTAGTCGGTCGCCAATACGAGACAACGACCTGCATGCCCTCGCACTCGGTGCGCGTGATCGGCAACGCGCCGCAAGGCAGTTCCTTCTGATCCCAGCCTGCCGGCGCGCCGAGCACGCCGTTGTTGGATGGGTGCTGCATGCGGTTCATCGCCCACTCCAGACGTCATGCACTTCGCTCAGGTCGGGGTAGCTGTCTGCCATCTGCGGCACGGGCTTCGGGGCGGGCTTGCTGAACAGGCGACGCAACCGACCGTAGGCGTTGCCCGGCACGGTCGCCACCATCTCGGTGAACGACATGCCGCTACAGCCATAACCCAGTGCCCGGATGGCCTCTTGCACCGACTCGCTGTCAGCCAGGCGCTCGGCGATCTGGCGCAGGCGGGCTGGGTTATCGACCTTCAGTTCGCTGTAGCGCGGGCCCAGGACGGCGCGTAGGATCTCGGCGCGGTAGATGTCGGCGGTGCTCATGCTGCCCGCCGCATGCGGTCGATAACGCCGTCTTCCAACAGCACCTGCATCATGAAGCGCAGCCAGGTCAATTCCGATTCAACGCTCATGTGCATCGCGCACCTCTCAAATGATTGAAGATCAGTCGACGGCAACGTTGCCGGCGCCAGGGTGCTCAAGCGTCCGCATCAGTTCGAACTGCAACTGACCAATGGCCCAGAGCATCCCAAGCGCAGCGACATCGCGGCACGAGCCACCGGCAGCATGGAAGCCCTCGACAGTGACCCAGCCCGCTTCAATGGTGACCTTGCCGAATTTGGTGAGAGCGGCTGGCTTTGCGTCGAGCATGTGCGCCTCAGGCCGGCGAGAGCTTCGTGATACCGAACAGCGCAGCGTGCAGCCAGTCCAGCGGCTTCGCCCACAGTGGGCAGTGCAGCTCCATGGCGCCGCCGATACCTTCGGCCGTGATCTCGGCCTTGACTGGGCGGGCGCGCATCCACCACTTCGATAGCAGCGGATGGACGCCTTGGGCGGTGTGCATTTCTTGCATGGCGAACCTCAAATAAAAAAGCCGCCGGCGCAGGGGATGCGGCAGGCGGCGAAGCTCCCGGATTTGCCGGAGAGCGGAGACAGGTTGTGGCGGCCGGTGCTGATCTCCGGCTTTGGGGAAGCAATATCAGGACGGGTAAAAGACTAAAGGCACCCTAATACCACAAGGTCATCAGCCTGACCATTCACCACACGACTGCTGACTGAGGCCGTTCCCAGCACTTTCGTAGCAGCCCGATTCAAACATCGGGACAATCAGCATCCGTGTGGTTTGTAGTGGGAGCGCCCAGGACTTAGACAAGGCAGACCCTGGGCCGCATATGTGCTCCCACCACACAAAGCCGCACTACCTCTCAAGTCCTATGCGGGTCCAGCGAAGCAGTCGCGGCTCTGTGTGGTCACCGGTTTGCCGGTGAGGCGGCAAAATCAGAGGCGCCCGAAGATGTTACGCTTGTAGAAGCGGCGGACGGCTTTCGCGACGTCAGTTTTGCCAGCGGCGGTACGCTTGGCCTGGATGCGATCAGCTTGCTTTTTGGTCGTTACCATGCGATCTCCGGAAATAGAAAAGCCCGCTGACCTTTCGGGGCGGGCTCGGTGTGCTCCATGGCTATCTGCCAAGTGAGCCGTAAAACGCAAAAGCCCGAACGTTTGAGGGTTCGGGCTTTTTTTTGGACGAGCGAAATCGCCCAGTGACTAAATTCTACTCGAAATAAATCTTCGTTGCAACGTTATTTTTCAGCTTCAACTCAAGCCCGGCGCGCGCCGCCTCTAGTACGTCAACGTAGTTTGCATTTTGGAACCGCCAAGCTGTGGAGATTCCCTGGCTTCGATAGATAGCCCATCGATGCTGCATGGTTAGGCTATCAACCATAGCATTGACTGCTGCACCCATTTTCAGGTCAGCCGCACGCTGCTGCTCGTACACGTCAAGCTCATCAATTACCTCGCCGTTCAGCCTCATTCGACCGGCGCCGAGATCGCGATCATCGGTATTCATGTAGTCGACCCAGCACGCCATGAGGATGGCGTATGGGTCGGGCTTATCGAAAGCCGGCTGTGCGGCCTCCGCCTTGCGGACACGGCGTAGGGTCGGGGCAGTGGGCAATCCAGTCAGGGCAAAGGCGGGCATGGCGGTCTCCGGTAAGTACGCGCGCAACTCTAGCATGCGCCTCGGAAATTATTGCCGTGCCCGAACTTTAATGAAAAGCAACATGTTGCTCGGCGGCGACGTTTCGTTACCTCTTCTATATAGTGCCGCGCAGGTCGGTGCGCGGCTTGCCGCCTGCCAGTTAGACCGTGTGCGTACCCTCGACACCCCGGCGCATCCGCTCAATGGTGCGCTGCTGGAGCCAGTGCTGCGCCTCTTCGATGTGCGTTAGGGCGCAGGCGTTGGCCTTGCAGGCGTAGGGGCCTTTCTGGAAGCTGCGCAGGCGGTCTGCGACGATGGCGAGTAGCACCTCGTGCGTGACGCCATTGACGCCACTTTCCGGGATCGGCCCGTTCTGGAACAGGATCGCGAGCGGGCCGTCGTAGCCGGCATCGGGTGCGCCGCCGCTCGATGGGTTCGTGCTCGCGTCAAAGCCAGTGATTTCGTAACGGTGATTCGCGCCACCAGCACCCTGCTCGTCGGTTACCGCGATGGTGATCGTGTCGTTCGCGGGATTGATTTTGTGATCTTCTATATAACGCATATTGCCCTTTCAATGTGCCGCGCAACTCGGGGCGCGACTACCCGTCGGCTTACGCCGCTTTCCTCACCGACCCGGCCGCCATCGCAGTGATCGCCACACCCAGTGCCGGCCACGCGTGGGTCGAGATACCGTAGAGCGGTCCTGGCTTGCCCTTCGTGCCGACCTGGGGCGTGGCGCCGCCACCGGTGCGCGGGAACAGGTCGAGTAGCGCCTGGCGCACGTTCGCGTCCTTGGCCTTGTTGGTGCCGCACAGGTGCAGCTTCACGTCCTTACGGTAGACCAGCTCAACGTCCTCTGGGCTGCGCCAGGCCTGCTGGAAGCGGCCGATCCACACGCAGGTCTCGAACACCTCGCGCCCTACGGCCATGCCGTAGCTGGCGATCATCTCGATGGCGAGTCGGCCGTTGCCTGTGCCATGCACCACTTCCAGCATTTCATCATTCGGCAGCACACCGCAGGCCAGCACGCACACACCGTCATAGAAGCAGTAGCCCGTCTGGGTCGGGCCGGGGTCGAGGGCTAGGATCATCGGCCCGCCTCCAGGTGCGCAATCACAGCCGCCACGATCCCGTGCCGAAGTGCCGTATCGAGATCCTCGCCTTCGGCCCGGTCCCGCACCACGTCGTGCTCTGCTGGACCTCCAGGCGTGACGCCGACCAGCGCGCGGTGTGGCCACAGCCTCAGCCGGCGGACGTGCTGGGCCTGTAGCGGGCCGCAATCGCGCCAGTCGCCAGCCCAGTCCGGGACCCTCGCCTGATCGCGCGACTTCTGCGATCCGCCCGGCGGCCGGCCGAGCCAGGCGCCGCCGACGTTGACGATCTCCGTCCAGCCGAGCAGCTCGGCCAGGCGACGGTTTGCGTCGAGTGCAGTCATGCTTCGGCTCCATCGAGGTTCAGCCGGACCCACGCCTTGCCATTGAACCGGAGCATGCCCTTCTTGCGCAGTGCCTGCAGGCGGCGGTCAATGACCCTGAAAACCGGCGTTGATGAGCCTTGGTGCGGCGCCGCCAGCGTGCGCAAGCTCTCGTTGTACTCGAGCTTCATTGCGGTATTTCCCCCCCCCTGATCAGACTCAGCAGCTCAGCGTCAAATGCGGTGTAGTCGGGTTTGCTCATGTCATCCTTTCGTTTGGGTTTGGACTGCATTGTTGTTTTGCTCTTGCGCGCGCTGCTGCGCTACCCACGCCTCACGCGCTGCCCTATTCGATGGTCGGGCGTACCGCACGCACGCCTTCGTCTTCCACGGCAGGAACGGATTGTTCAGCGGCGCCATGGTGCCTTCGTACCCCATGCAGCGGCCCAGGCCGATCTCGGCGTGCTTCGGGTATTCCTTCATCTTGAAGTGCTTGCACAGGGCGCAGATGTTGTCGGCCTGGGTGGTCATGCGGCGCTCCCTGGCAACTGCGGCGGGCGGCTGGCGGCGATCTTCGGCGGCACGGCCGCCTGCCCTCCCTCGATCACCTGGCGTGCGAGTGCGGCATTGCCCACCAGTCGTACGCACGGGCCGCCCAACTGCTTCGCCTGGTTGTGCGTGGTGGCAGCGCCCAGCAAGTACCGCGGGTAATCCGGCACCGCACCGGCGATCTTGAAGCCGCGGTAGCGCGTGATGAACTCCTTGGCGACGAACGGCCAGTTCTGATCCTCGTGGGAGCAGACCCGCACCCATCCACCCATGTCGGCCAGCACGCGGTGAATCACCGGGTCGTCGAAGGCGACGTCGGCCCATGGCCCGATCTGCCGCACGGCACCCTCGGCCTTCGACCACGCCAGCTGCGCCTGGTCTTCCGTGCGGCCCTGCAGCACCTTCGTGACGTCGGCGATCTTCGGCATGAACTGTCCGCTGTCCGGGTTCTGGACGTGCTGCCACAGCGCTCGCTCGATCGCCTTGTAGTCGTACTGCCTCAGGCCTTCCCAGTACAGGCCGATGGACGTCATGGACAATTCGAAGCGGTAGTAATCCGCAATCCCTGTGATGAGCGTCACAAATTTTTCTTCATCTTCAAGCTGCATTGCGACGTCCCTCCAACCAGCGCATGGCGTTCTGCGCCGTTGCTTGCCCTTGTTTCCCGAGCTGCTTCGGCTCGGCCTGCTGGCTCGACAGTTCGGCGCGGCGCCGCTGCATCACCAGCGTGTCCCATTGCTTGCGCAGCTTGACCGGCGACTGGATGTTCGCGCACCAAAATGAGTCCTGCTGCGCCCATCGGAACAGGCCGCCGATCTCCTTTCGCGTACGGCCGTCGCACTCGCGCATGAGGCGAACATCGCGCGCCCAAGTCGTGAAGTTCGGGCCCTTGGCGGTCGGATTCACGGCACGCAGAACGTCGAACATCCAGCGGGCGCACTCCTCGTCCTCTTTGTCGCCCGGCTTCTGCTCACGCTTCTCCTTTGTTGGCACGAGCTGCACTGGGATGCTTTCGGCGGCATCCAGCAACGCCAGCAGCGTGGCCGAGTCGACGGTTACGGCCGGCAGCGACTGCGCGGCCTGGCGGAGGGCTTCGCGGCTAAGCATGGGCGGCCTCCTCGCGCTGCTTCAGCTGCCACTTCGCCAACTCGCCGGCGACCCACTCCACGCCCTTGGAAGTGAACTTGGCCGTGCTGTAGGCGTGACCGCTGATCTGCGCGGTGCCAGCCCGCACCTCGAACCGGCCGGCCTCGATGTGCTGAGCATGCGCCGTCCATTCGCCGTTCAGGACGTACATGATCTTGGTGGCTCGCAGGAACTCGCGGAACTCCGGCTCCTTGACTTTTAGGAGCTTCGCCACCTGACGGAAGGTCATCAGACCAGTGGATTCCACGTAGCGGCCGACGAACTCGACGGCCGGTGCCGCGGCGGCGAGTTGCTCGGCCTGCGCCGTGATCACATCCTGCTGGTCAGCGGCCAAGCGCAGCGCCTCGGCGAAGGTGCGCGGCAGGGCCGGCACCGGCACCGGCGGCGCACCGCGCTCCAGCTCTTGCCAGCGGTCGATGATCCGCGCACGCAGGTCGGCGTTATATCCCGAGACGACCACCAGCGTGTCGCGGAACGACAGCAGGAACTCGCTGTAGGTCTGGCCGTTCTGCGGGTGGTGGTAAGGGGTCTCGTTTCCAGCAATGACACCCTCAGCGATGAGGCGCCGTATGGTTTTCAGAACATTGTCGTGCGAGCTCCTGGTCAACTCAGCAATCTCGCGGCTCGACATCGTGACGTCGGCGCCGACGGTGGTTTGCAATGCAAGAATGCTTCCCATGTCATTCCTTTCAATCACAGCCCGAGGGCCGCAAAGATTCCTTGTTTCTTCTTCGTCACTTTTTGCAGGACGTACCGCGTGCGGCGCTTGATGTTGCGGTCCTCTCGGTATGCCGGACTCTTCTGCAGTCGCGCGTGGCGGGCTGCCTTGCCCTCGACCGGCTTGCGCTTGTCCTTCTTCACGCCCACCGCGTAGACCGGCGTCCAGTCGCCGCCAGAGGTACCGCCGTGTACCTCCGAAGGGTGGCGCCAGTCGATGATGTACAGCTGGCGGTTGTCGGGCCGGCGCAGTTCGGTCACATACCGGCCGGCGGCATGGGTCACCATGTGCATGCATTTCGCCAGCTCGTGCCGAGTGCGCGGCCTCTCGGTAAGCAGCTTCAGGACTTGCTGCCGGCGCGCTACCGCGCTGACCTTCGGCGCCGGGCACGAGAGTGGAACGTATTCGACGTCTGGCTTGTCGCCCGCAGCAAAGATCGGAGCCGGCCGGCCGTGCCGCTGCTCGTGGCCGCAGATGAACACCTGGCGCGGCGCGGTGCGCAGCCGGTCCAGGTATCTCCTGGCGTTCTTCTGCCCCATGCCGAGGGCGGCGCACAGCTGGGTGATGGTCTTCGGTGCGGCGGTCAGGCTTTCGATGATCAGCGTTCTCTGCTGGATGCCGCGCTCGCGCAGGACGTTGGGGCTACGTTGTTTCATGCTGCCTCTCCTCGCTTTAGATAAACGCAGCCCAGATGGGATGGCCGGCAACGACGCGCCCGACCAGCAAACAGCCAAATGCAAGTAGGGCCTCGTCCAGGTGAAACTCCACCTTCCGCCCGCGCGCCTTTATCACCTTGCGGACCAGGTAGACAGTGGCGCCCAGCATCATCAACTCACCAATCGTCACGTGCATTTTTCGATTTCCTCGTTAATATTTGCGGCGCAGTCAATCATGGCCATGCACTCGGCCAGCAACTCCCGCTCGGTGCCGTACCGCGCCTGGAAGGGTTTCTTCCGCCCGTGCAGGCTGATCCGGCGGCGTGGGTCGGTGTCGTCCTGCAAATGGTGCGGGCCGCACAGCGGCAAGACCAAGAAGTGCGCGCCCGGCTTGGTTCGGCCGTCGACGTGGTGAAGGCTGATCGCACGGTTCGTCCAGCCGTCCTTGAGGCAGGCAATACACGGCAGCTTGCCCATGCGGTCCATGAAGCGGCTTTCCTCGGCGGTCGGTGGGCGACCCTTCATCCCGCGCGACTTCATCGGCTTGATCTGCTTCGCCGGCTTAGCTTCACGATCGCGCGTGACCTTGGCCTGAACCGCGGCGACGCGCAGCATGCCGGCGCCGGCGGCCGGGGTCTTGCTGCTGGCGTGCGAGAATCCGGTCTGGCGCATTGGGGTCTTGCGCTGCAGGGGCTTGCCGGGCTTGAGGGTTGAGGTGCGCATCATGCTACGATTACCTTTTCAATAAGGAGATCGACATGGCGAAACAGCGCTTGAGCGAAGATGCCTACATCGCGGAACTGAATCGGCAACTGCAGCTGCACCCCGACTACGCTCCAGGGATGATGTTCCTGCCCTACCCCGACGGCGCGCGCGGCGGCAACATCACTGGTGTCGCGATCGCCGGCTTCGGCTACAACCGCGCGTACATGGACACCAACAATGCTGTGCAAAATGAATTTGACGTCGAGCCGACGTACACCGGCTTCCAGCGGGAAGTGCGATAAAGCAATCATGGCATCACCCGCTTGAACTCGATCACCCACACCCAGGGGTTGGCGTCCCAGCTGCCGGCGCCGTTGATGCGCTCCCACAAGTTGCGGTAATGGTCTCGGAAGCCGAGCGCCGACATGTTGCATTTCACGCCTTCGCACTCCGCATCGTTATGGCTGATGTCCTGCAGCCGCTCGACGCGCACCGACACGATCTCCAGCAGGATGCGGCTGGCCCAGCGTGGCATGTGGATGCTCGGGCGGCTGCGCCACTGGCGGTCTGGAAACTGGTGGTCCGGGCGCTTTGCGTCTGCTGCATAGACAATTTCTCGCGATCCGCTCCAGTAGTAATCCTCATACTCGGCCTCCGGCCATCCCGGCGCGCACCACATTCCGCGCTGATGCCAGCTCTCGCGCACCCATAAGCGGTGACCAGGCTCGCCATACGGGCAGAGCCCGGCCACCAATGGCGAGTGGATTGATGTTGTGGCTTTCTTCGTGGCGATCACCATGCCATCGCCGATGAACTGGCGATCGTAGGTCGGCTGGACTTTGCAAACACTCCGCGTCTGTATCTTGCTGCCGTCGAGCAGCGCGCGCACCATCGGGCCGTTGAACAGGATTGGGCGCTCTTTCATGCGACCTCCGGGAAGCCATCGTGCTGCACGCCGTCGAGCAGGCGGCCGGCGGCCTTCTTGCCGGCCAGGCCCACCACCCACCCGTCAGCGGTGGTCGTCTTCTCGCGCACCGGCACGCCCTCAGCCTGGCCCAGCATGGGTAGCCACTCGCCCCATTGCTTGAACAAGAACGGCACGCCAGCCGCCGCGCACTGGTCGCGCAGGCTCCGGGCCCAGTCCGGACTCATCGGACGCGCACCAGGGCCGCTCTCGCCGCCGACGATGACCCAGTCCAGCGCCGGCAGGTCCGGGGACGGATTGCCATCGTCGTCCTCGCAGCCAGTGGAACCCGTCAGCGGGTAGATCTCGCGGTATCCATCGATGTCGATGCGCGTTAAGTCGACCGGACCCAGAAGTGGCTCCATGCTGAGGAACCGGCGGCGTGCCGGTATGGCCAGCAGCTTTGGGATGTCGCGGTCGGCCTCGGCCTGGTTGACGATCGTGGCTCCCAGCCAGACGTTGGGCGGCGGCGGCTTATGGATGCAGCCGATCATGCCCATTGCCGCCTGCGACATCGCGCGCGCATTACCGATGCGTTTGGTCAGCAGCAGCCAGTCGAGATTCGGCGTGGCATCGATCAATCGGAACAGGTCCACGCGCCACTGTGGATCGACCGCGTTATCGAACACATCGGCCAGGCTGGCGCAGAACACGCGCTGCCGGCGGCCGTGCTTGGCGAAGAACTCAGCGTGCGCGGAGTTCCAGGCCAGCGGCTTGCGCCAGTTCGCGGCGCTCGTGCGGCGCCGCAGCGCTCCCGGGCCCCAGTTCACGGCCTGGCCACCACCGAAGCGCGCGTTGCGGGTTTCGGCATAGCAGTGGTCGCAGCCCGGGCCAACCTTCTGACAGCCCTCCCACGGATTGAACGTATGGTCGGTCCACTCGATTTTGCTGTTCTCGCTCATACGACCTCCACCGGCCACACGCCAGGCTTGACGCGCACACCCATCTTCATCAGCGCTTGCGCGGTGTCGTACTGCGCCTGCCAGGCGGTTACAGGCTGGCGGCGCTCGACTGGCGGCGCATTGAAAAGAGCCATGATTGCGTCCTCGCCGGTGGTGGGCGGGCGCTTGCGGCGCAGGAAGAACGGGCGCTGAGCGGTTACATCACCATCCGCCCATTGAACCAAATAGGATTCAAGTAAGCGCACTTTGCCGGATGTCGAATTGATCGACTGGCGTAGCTTGAGCGCACCAACGATTTTGCACTCCATCCCGTTTCTGTATTGGGCGTTGATGAAGTTTTGTCCGACACAGATTTCGCCAACTTTGAATTGCTCACCCATGATCAGCCCCTGTGAAAAGTAGGATTCGCGCCATAGATGGCCGGCGCATCTGCGCGCGGGCCGCGGCGGTTCGGGATGTACTTCGGGCTCAAGCCCGGGCTCTTGAAGATGTCGCCGCGGTAGGCTGGCAGCGTCGGCGTACCCTCCTCCTCTTTCGGGCGGCGCCGCTCGAAATATCGCTTCGTGAACTCGGTGATGTCGATCCAGCCGGCGGCCGTCTTGCGCAGCCAGTCCACTTCGTAGGCGCGGTCGAGCTTCTTCTGGCGCGATTCCTCCGACCCAAGCTGAACCTCCTTGCACAGCGTTTCCAGTGGTTGCGGACCTTCTTTATCGATGAGCAGCGCCGCGCGGTAGATCGCGCTGGACGGGCTCGGGATGGCTCCGTTGGTCATTGGTCGACCCTCCGAATGGTAAATTTTGCAAACTTGCAGCCGGCAGCATGCGGCTGACCTTGAAGTGCGCCGCGGTCGATGCAACGCGGCTCGGATTGGCGGATGTAGGTCATGCGGCCCCCTGAGTGTGCCGATATGTCCAGCCTCCGCTTGGGAAGCTGTACCCACTGAAGTCAGCAGAAGATCCCGCCTCGGCATCCCAGCGCCGCTCGACAGACTCCAGCCAAATCCAGTCGCCACCGACCTCTACCGGATGCCACGCAAACCAACGATTCCATTCGTTACAGTTGTAGGCGGGCCACCTCATCCAAGCATCTCCTTCTCGGCCAATTCGCAGAAAATCCCGCATTCGACTTCGCTCTCAGTCGGGTAATCGCCAGCATCAGGTGGCAACTCATCCAGGAAAATTCGTTTTCCCTGAAACTTCACGAGACGAACCCCAAGGGCGCGAGACTGGCGTACACGCTCCTGGAACACGCGCGGGAAATCGACACGAATCTTGTTGAAGTAGCCCGCGCCGCCCTTCCAGCAACCCTTGCAGTTGTTGTTGCGGTAGCCCATGGCGTACATGCGTGGAATAGGGATGCCGGCGCGCTGCAGCATCGCTTTGCAGTCGGACTTCATCAGCCCCTTGTCGACTAGGATCGGCCATAGGTTGACGTAGTTGTTGGCGTCGATGAAGTCGTCGACTCGACCTTGCTCTTCGGCGGTGTAGCCGAAAACTTGGACATCGCCAGGCTTCTCGAATCGGTAGCGAACCTCCTTCTTCAGAACGCGAGTGCACGCCGCGCCGTGCGGCCCCGACATGTAACGCTCGATGCGGGCCACTTCGTCCAACGTCGCCACTCCACCCTCGCCGCGGTACTTCTCGGCAGTCAGGATCATGATCGGCACACCAAACCAGGCTTCACACTCTCGGCCGAACCGGTTGTTGTCCTCATCCTCATCAGCAATTGCAATCCGCACAACGACTAGCGGCAATGGGGTCGCACTACGCGCGTTCTCTTCAATTGCTAGCTTGGTAGCGACGGCCGACGCGGCGCCGCACGAAAACCAGCAGACGATTCGAGCGCTCATGCTCGCGACTCCATAGCAACCGCGCCGGCGCCGAAGAATGCGGCAACCAGCGGATCCCTGGCGGGCTTAGCCCGGCTGACGCGGATCGCGTAGTGCTCGTCGTCCTCCAGGATGTGGAAGTGGCGGCGCGGGTCGCGAGCAGCGATCGCTTGCGGGGTGCGTGAAGCGGTCACCGGCCGGGCCGGCGCCTGGGTGGCGAGTTCAGCGAGGTATGCATCGACCTGGTCGACGCTCATGGCGAGGCGGATCATCGTCTCGGCGCCGGCCGGCACCTGCTTGACGCGGGATGCCAGGTCGGCGAGGTACTTGCGCACGCCCGACGGACCCATCTCGAGCAGGTCGCCGATCTCGTCGCGCGACATCGGGCCGGCCTGCAGCGCGGTGATCAGGGTGCGGATCTTCTCCAGGCGCTCGGCTGTGCGGGCGTGGGGGGCGTTGGTGACGCAGGTCATGCTGACACTCCGCCGGTGCGACGCACCCATACCCAGGCCGGCCCATCTTCGGTATCCGTGATCATCAGCGTGAACCAGCCATCGCCGGCAGGCGGTGCGGGATTCCACAGCGCGCAGCTGGCCGACTCCTCGTCGAAGTAGGCGATGTAGGCCGGATGGTCGATGGCCTCCCATTCGAGGTAGTCTTGGGTGACCTCCAGGCCCTGAGCTTCTAGCCATGCCTTCCATTCGGCATCCTGCCCCTCGTCGAGTTCCGGCATGCCGGGGTGATACCAGTGTCCATCCTTGTCGCGCTGCACCTGCAGCGGCTGAATCAGTGCGGCGTTCATTGTTCACCGCCGATCATGGCGCGCGCAGCCGCACCCAGGTCGAGATCCGTGACGCTGTGGCGGCGGATGTTCTGGACGCCCAGGAAGTCCGGCGGGCACGCAAGCGCGATAAATCCCCACACTGCTGCGCTGAGCAGGTCTTTCTGCTTGGGTGTGATGTTTGGGTAACCATCGGCCGCGTCACCGGCGAGCGCAGTGGCGCGCTGGCTCATGAGGACCAGGATGTCGTCGGCGCTGATCAGGTCGCTCAGCTTGATCGCCTTCTTCTCGCCGACGTAGACGATGTCGCCGGCGCGCAGCCAGTCGTTCGCGATGATCAGGTTCGACAGGGTCTCAGCCTCGAAGCCCTCGTTCACGGTCGACCAGCACTGCACCGGCGCGGCCGAGGCGGTTGCTGCGGCCGCGTCGGTGCCGAGGCCGGTCCGCACGTAGCCCCAGTGTGCGGAGCGCGCTGCGAACCCGCCAGCCGTGGACGAAGACTGCTCTTCACCGGCGTGCGACGTCGGCGTGATTTTTTCTGCTAACATGCGAACCTCTCTTGTAGTTGTTTCACCGAAGCCCGGTTGCCGCCGGGCTTTTCTATTTCTGCTTCTGCTGCTCGGTCATGGATGCACCTGGCTAAAAAATCCACCCCAGTACAGAAGGCTGATTGCAATCCACGTCGACAGCACCGCACTCCAGAGCGAGCACTTCCCGGTGCGCGGCTGACCGTCCTTCGCGGCCACTACTCCCAGCCCGATGAATGACAGGGCTAGATAGATCAGGGCTGGAGTGCTCATGCGCCGTCAGCCTTCAGCGACCATTTGCCCTTTTCGCCCACCGCGCCAATGCGGCGGCAGACGGGCGTGATCGCGGCGCTGATTCCGTAATTGCAGTAGCAGCACCAGGACTCGCCTATCTGCCGACCGATCTCGGTCGGCCCCATCGGCCCTAGCGCGGCCAGCAGCACCTTGCGCACCTTCTCGTTGCACTCCTCTGCCGACGGCCCTGCCAGCTTCTTCATTTGATTCATCTGCTCTCCTTCTATGAGGTGGCGCAGATCCGAAGACCTGGGCCGGGTTATCGTGGTATTGGTGAGGAGCGGTCTACGCTTCCCCGACGTCGGAAATGGACGCGGTGCGGAAGTGCTTGCGCCGGTCACCCATCAGAGCGCGCAGCTCCTTGATCTCCATGCCGGTCTCTTCGTGCATACGGATCAGCAGCGATGCGCCGACCGGCAAGCGATGGTGACGAATCTTGCTGATCACCGGCGGCGCGACCCGCAGTGCGCCGGCCAGGGCCGAGTCACTCCTCAAGCCCAGCCGCGCGCGCAGGTGATCGAGCAGCGGGATTGCATTCATCACTTCGGTTGCATCGGTTTTTTCGGTTGCTGCAGCTGCTGCTGTCATCGCCATCTCCCTGTGATGTTGGTGGCGGCATGCCCTGCCGCCTGGGTGCTGCCTACTTCGAAGCGGATTCGGATACCCGGGCCAGCGTCTGGCGGGCGACCACCTTGGCCATTGCGTCCCGGGCCGCGTTGTCGCAGGCCTGGGCTGCCTCGGTCAGCTCCTTGTGCGCGTCCAGTAGGTCGGCATCAGAAGCGCTCGGCCCCAGGTTGACCAGCGCCATTTGCGCCTCGCCGGCCTCCTTCATCACGCCGCGGAGGTGACGGGAGACATCCAGGTCGGCCTCGACGGCGCAGTCGGCAGCGCGCGCGGAGACGCCAAGTGGGCAGAGCATCTGGTTGAGGATGTGCAGGCGCGCGTCGATCGGCAGAGCAAAGAGAATGCTCGACACCACCCCGGCCGGGAGCGTGCCGCCGTCGTCCAGCCAGCGAAACAGCTTCTGCGCCGCCTTCTTGGCCTGGGTGTAGGTGTCACCCACGAAGCTGAAGTCGACACCGGTTGCCGACTCCCCGCCCAGCGCCTGGTGCGCCTCCATCACCGAAGCGGCAAGGCCCTCGCGGCTGATGTTTCCGGCGCGGCGCCAGGCTTCAATTTCGGCGCGGAGAATGCTTGCGATGCCTTGGACATGAGGATGCATATTCATGACTTTTTCACTTTAGAAAGTTAATCTGGCAACACTGAATTTCGACAACACCGAGGCCTAAAAAATGCCGACCAACACCTTCGCACTGATGAACATCGACCTGGCCGCGACGCCACTGCCTCGAGATGTAGCGCAAGGCGCTGCGCAAAATGCTCTGTACGCTGACTTCTTCGCGACCTGCTTAGCTCATGGCGCCGCTAAACGGCGGGAGCGGCTAAGCGCGGCCGATGTCCGAAGTGCTACAGCGCCTGACCAGTTCCGCGTGGACGGCCGCAATACGATTCCCAAGGTCGAAGGACGGGCGCTTTCCTCGCTTCCCGTTCTTGAAAGCGCTGATCGTGGCCTGGCTACATTCGAGCCGCTCCGCCAGCGCCTCCTGCGTGATCCCTGTGTCTAGGATCTCGGTGATTTCGGTTTGGATGTCCATGTAAGCCAGTATCACATACGTGTTTAAACAGGTCAACCACTTTCTAACACCAACGTGTTTCACCTTTCCTATACCATTCTTCGAATGAAAGAATCGACAAACCTGGTCGACCTGGCCGCTCGGCTAATTTGGTCCCGGGAACAAAAGGGATGGACTCAAGAGCAATTGGCGAATGCAGCCGATGTGTCGCAGTCGACTATCGGCAACCTTGAGTCGCGCATACGCCGCACTGCGCGCAAGCTAGCTGTGATTGCCAACGTGTTGGATGTGAACGCTTATTGGCTTGCGACGGGTGAGGGGTCGCCGCGCGATCAGCCGGACGATCCCCTTCTCGCGCAGGTTGCTGAACTTAGCCCGGCGGGGCGCAGTGTTGTCGCCACAGTCGTGGCGGGCCTGCGAGGCGTATCGGTGGGCGCACTACCAACTGCCAGCACAACTGCAGCCGAGCTCAGTGCGTACGAAAAACGCATATTGGAGTTGATTCAGAAGCTGAACGACCGATCCAGAGAGACGGCCGAAGATCAGCTAAAGGAGATCCTGAGGGAGCAGCGGCAACACGCCTACCGAGAATCGGAATCGCCCGCCGAGCGAGAGCGTCTCGAGCGGACGGTAGCAAGCAAGACCCACCCTCTTGGCGTAATCGAAACACCTCCGAAGCGGCAGCGAAAGTCCTAGCGCGCCAGGTTTAGCTGGTTCAGGTATATCATGGTGCATGTTCAATAACAGCGGAGATTCGCCATGTCCTCGCACGAGCAAGATAGCCCGAAAGCCAGTGCCGAAATCATCGACTTCACCGCGTACAAAAACAAACCGTTGATCGACGTCCTTGAGTCCGCGCTCGCCGACGCAAAGGCGGGGCGGATCGGCGGCGCGATTCTGGTGGTTGAGCGAGAAGGCCACCACCATGGAGTCGTCGTGGTTGGATCGTACGAAGACAATGCGCGGCAGGTCTGCGGCATCGCTGGCGAGATATTCGTCGAGTTCCTACCGAAGACCCTGGACCGGCCTCAAATCATCGGGAAGCCACCCGCTTGAACGGCACCACTTTCGAGGGCGGCTGAGCCTCCGCCACGTCACTCCGCGGGTACTTGCGCGCTGAATTTTCACATTGTCTGGTGTGCAGGACCAGGGCGCGCTCATCCATCATGTTTAATGCTGCAAGTGCTCTCCGAATGTATTCTTGGCGCTCCATGGTAACCATTCTTATATTAAGTTTATGGAACTGTATGGATGTACAGTAGTCATATTCCTACGCACTTAGGATACATCTGACCTGGCAACGTGGCAATGTAACAGTTGGTTTTGTTTAATAGCCTATTTCTCTCGAAATCACCCATAACACCACATGGGAGCTATCATTTTATTGTTGAACTAAAGATTAAATTACTATCTTTTAGAGATCATTTACGCGAACTTAGTTGATTACTTGTGTGTTATATATCATTGTGTCATGAATTTTCTTTTTTGACATAGCGGCTTTTCACAATCGTTACTTTACGTGATTTTCGGTATTCCTGTGCGTTGTTGTTCAATTTCAATATTGCAATTACGTTTCCACTGTGCCAAGCTACCAAAAGTGTCCAATATGTAACCACGCTTACAATTTTCTCGCGGGAAAGCCTTCAGAGTGAAGGCAAAAACGACAGTCTACATGTCTTTTGCTCAACAATGTGGGAATGAAGAAACATGGTGAAACCAAGGATTCCGAAAGCGACATTGTAAAAACATCGCTCAGGCTGCCGCGCGGAGTTCGTGATGAGCTTATCCAGGCCGGCGAGCCTCACGGCCGAGGAATGAACGACGAGATTTTGCTCCGAATTACCAATAAACCGATACATGAGAGGCTCGATAAAATGGAGTCGGATATTGCCCTCATGAAATCCATCCTAATCGAGCTGCGTGACAGGTAAGGCGAACGGCACGCCTAGATGCCGCGCAGGAGCGATATGAGAGCACCTCCCCTCCTCCTCGTCAGTCTGCTGCTGTGCGCAGCTGGGGCGTCATGCGCGGCCGAGCCGATGATCGTCCTGGGCCTGCCACTGGGCGGAAAACTAAAGCAGCCGATCCCGCAGTGCCGCGGCAATAAGGCTGACACTCCAACCATCTGCCAGAGCGGCCCGCCGATGCTTACGACGGGTCTGGCGCGCGAAGTAACGCTCTATGTCCCAGGCGCAGACCAGCGACCGAAGTGGGCCGCCGATGTCGGCTTCAACACCTGGATCGGGAAGGATGGGTCACTGCGATCGTTCGAGGTCCGCACATACCGTGACGACGCCTTCGTCGAGATCCTGAACTCGATCACCGGGCGGTTCGGCCAGTCGCAGAAAGAGTCGCGACCTGGCGCCACTATCCAAACGGCCGAGTGGGGCCGGAGCGACATCTATATCCGCCTGCTGTGCGCACCGCGCACAGGCTGCAATACCACTTTCATATCCCCCGCCCAATACGCGAGCGACCAAAGGGATTTAGCGGCGCGAAGGGCGAAGGATGCGATGCGCTCGCCGGCGCCGTGATAATTGGAGAGTCTTTTGCCAATTTGGCAGCGCCATGCTGAGACACCGCAACGATTCGCTTGGCTTGCGCCGCGAATCTGTTAACCCAGACCTTACGCAGTTGCAAAGTCGACTATTCACGGAATAACAGCGTTGCTACATAGTTGCAGGAATTTTGCAACTAGTAGTAATGTCATGCTGTATTAATTTTTCAGCAATGTACGATTGAATATGGCGGCATGCCGTGATGACTAGATGTACAAACTAGTTTACCATTTGCAACAAATGTGTAGCGCGCTGACGACCATTATAAAAGTGAAACAGTTATAATAGCCGGCTGTCTACGTAGCCAAGATCAAACTTGATGCAGCGTAACGTGTGCGGCACATCTCACAAGCAAAATAAAATGACAACAAACGTCCTTGATTGTGTGAATGGTGTGCTGTCTACTGACTCGCGCTGGTCGTCCGATAACGGAGACTGGCTCGCATATGTAGATGATACCCAGTACGACAAAATCGCATTTACCGGAAGGGCTGGCTTCCTGTTCGCAGGCGACATGCCCCCTATCGATGAGTGGAAGCAGTACGTCGCTGGGGGCATGAAGAAAAATGCGCGGCCCGTCCGCCGCGCTTGGGTGCCCGGTTCCAGGATCTCAATTATTCAGGTTGAGCTCGCTACGGGTCGGATCGTGTTTAAGTCGCATAATTTTCCGACTACATCGTTCGGCGCGTCTGTCCGAGCCCTGTTTGCAGGAACAGGCGCTCTTCATGCGAAGACTTGCTGGGACGAAAAGAAATGCGCAAAGACCGCGATTAAAAGTGCAGCCGAGGAAGATATGCGCAGTGGCGGGAGCGTCATCTACCTTGACCGTAAAACGCGAGAAAACAACGCTGCAAATACAGCGACAGCTGAATCTGTTCGAGAACAGTTAAAAGACAGGGGGTTCATCATGAATGTTGCAGATAAGAACACAAAAGTATCGCTCAAAGATGCAGCGAATGACGTTTCGAACCCAGCAGCGCAGGCTTTTGCAAAAGCGGTAATGTCGGGCGCGGCGCCGCTCAATGCTCCGTTTCCTGGCATGGACGAGCCATGGGCAGAAGAGAAATATGCTGAGCTGGATGTCGCCCTATCCGAATTTGAAGAAGACTGATTCTGTCCTGTTGAGAGGAAGCCCGCCCCGAGCGGGCTTTTTTACGCCCAGGGCGCTTGCTTGCGGTACCGGCGCGCCTGGCGCAGCACGAATCCGGCGACAGGGGACACTCTCGCGGCCGGCGCGTCTTCCTGCCGTTGCGCTGAGGCCGACGCCCTCCTTTCCAGCCCCTCCAAGCCGCGGCGCGCCTTGCTCGCAGTCGACTCCTTGGCGGTGGCTATCCGGGCCTTCAGGTCCTCGATCATGGCAGCCGTGATTTCCGTGGCGCCGTACTTTGCTGGCCAACCAGGCTGAAGCGGATACGGCACGCCAAACGCGAGCGCTTCTATGTGTGTCAGCGCCTTTACCTCTCCCCTGCCCTTCAGGTAGCGCGTCAGCGTGATTTTTTCCGACATTTTCGGGCCTTTTTTCTGCGCACCTTGTATAGGTACTGTTGACGTATTGTTCTTAGCTGTTCTGAGAAGGTATTTCTACGCTACTGGTTCTAAAGGTATCCCAGCAGAGCCGAGGTCCAGAGCGGCACCCTCCCTAAAGGCCAGTCAAAAAGACTCGCTTTCGTGGAGAGCGCCTGCATCCCATGCTTTCGCGTTCGGACACTTTCGCTGTTTCGCAGACTTTCCAGGTGCTTCCACCTGTTCCCCCGGCGCGCTCTACGAACTACCACCCACGCGTTGCCCTTCCGGCTTCCTTGGCTCCTTGGGTCTGGACGTCGGCGGTTTCCCCTCCCTGCTCCAGGCTTGCAATCAACCAAATTCGGCTGACGAAAAGAATTTTACCTCATTCATCACATTCGTGTTGATTTCTTCAAACACGTATGTGATACTGGCTTCACTGATGCAGCGAACTCAACCCAGGAGCCAGCGATGACGCAGACCAGCAAGCCCGACCGTGAAGTGGTGCGCACCTGGATGCAGCAGCGCCAGGCATCTGGATCACCGCCACCGTCGCCAGAGCAGGTCCGGATTGAACTGGGGTGGAAGCTGGTTGAGGCAGAGCGCGAGGCGAAGCGGCCTCGGTAACGAAACGAAGCGGCGCACTGAGCGTTGCGAGAACCTGGAGAACAAAGATGGGATGCGACATTCACCTTTACAAAGAAAAACTCGTCGATGGCAAATGGGTCACAGCTGACGAGTGGAGGTCCTACGACTACGGCGATGACGACAAGGGCATCGAAGTGCCGTACGAGAAGCGCTTTACCGTCCGGAACTATCAACTCTTCGGCTTGCTTTCCAAGGGCGTGCGTTCCGAGCATCCGTTTTCCTTCGAGCCTCGCGGCCTGCCCTTCAATCCCTGCGCCGAAATCGCGCAGGAATCTGAGGGCTGGGGCGTCGACGGGCACGGTCACAGCTATCTGTATCTGCACGAACTGAAGGACATGGCTGTGCGCCTGGAAACTGCGACCATCCGCGTCAGCGGAATGAAGGACAAAGCCAGCCTCGAAGCGCTTCGCGCATCCATCGCTACCGGCGCCCCGGATTGGGACCTGTTGTTCCCGTATTGCGGGTCTACCAATAATTCAAGCTATGTCGATTTTGAGCAGGACGTTCCGGCCTCGTTCTACATCGGCGCTGGACTCAAGGAAATTATCGAAGGCTTCAACGGCGTGGATGGCGACAACCACCGCATCGTTTTTTTCTTCGACAACTAAACGCCGCGCCTACCACGGTGGGCGCCCTGGAGCAAACGATGAGTACCACAACCAACAACCCACTGGCCCGCCTGCTGATCGAGGCGCAGCAGATCCTGGTGCCGGCCACCCAGCCGCGGGCGAACAAGGCGATCGCCATCGAGCGCCTGGCGGCCCTGCTGTGCACGCCGGCGGCTCACCTCGATCTGCTGAACGCCGGCGCCTTCGATGGCCTGCAGCGCGGTGCGGCGGCCCCTTCGGAATCTTGAGGAGCGAGCGATGAACAAGAAGTATCTGCGCGATGCAGTCGCGATGGCAATTGGGATGGCCAACCATGAGGACGCGAAGGTTGATCGCGTACGCGGAGACCTCGATTACAAGATCACAGATCGTCGTATGCGCGCCTTCCTCTCTTATCTCGCCGGCGGCCTCGTATCCGAATGCCCCGAGGCAAACGATCTGATCATGAATTTTCTCGATCAGGTCAACTGGGACAAAAACCCGCTGCTCGACGCAGCAGACAGCAACAAGGATAAGCCGCAATGAGCACCCAGACCGAATGGCCCGAGCAGTACCTACGCGAGTGCGTCGCCGACGAGATCACCCTCGCCTTCCTGCACCCGCAGTTCCGCCGCCGGTTCGGCGCGCCGGCCGCACTGTCGCAGTCGGCCCCGATCGTGCCAGTAGCCCGCCGCGGTACCGCCATGATCAGCGCGGGCATGGCTCGGCTGAACTTCTCGACGTCGCAGTCGGAAAGCCCTCCGTGCTGGCGGCGCAACTGGGAAGCCGCTGGCGACCTGAGCCTCGAGCTTGGCCTGGCCGTCATCCATGACCCGGAAGAAGGCACCGTGTCAGCCGGCACCGGCAACCGCCGGCGCAACGTCACCGAACGCTACGGGGATCACCCGAGCAAGGCTGCGGCTACCTGGGCTGCGATCGTGCGCTCTGCGATCCAAGAGCTCGAAGCGCGGGCGGGGCAGTAATCATGACCGCCAAGCACCTCCTCGAAGGCGTAATGCAAACGATTAAGGCTCGGAGCCACTACCGCCTCTCGATCCTCCTGGGCCTTAATGCCGCCACGATCTCACGCCTGGGCGCCGGCAAGGTCACCGGGATGCGCATCGAGACGCTCGACCACATTCAGCGCAAGACGGACATTCCAATCGAGACGCTTTTC